CCACTAGTAGTTGTATTTCCAGTAATGTATGCATCTTTATAAACCTCAAGATTACCGCTAGTGTTTATTGTACCACTAACACCGAGATTTTCAAAAAGCTGGATGCTACCACCAGAAAAATGTAAATCATTTGCTATAAAAGCAGAGTCTGCATTAAAAATTAGATTGTCGTGCTTAGTATCACCAAAAGTCATCGTGTCTGCTGTGACTTTAAAATCTGATACATGTGCATCTAATGTGCCGCGAACAGTTAAATTCCCATTAAAAATAGAATCGCCACTAGCATGGAAAATTCCACTGACAGTGAGATCTTTGTTTACTAAAAGATCGCTACCAAGAACAACATTGCCACTAGTGTTTAGTGTACCGCTAATTCCAGCAGTTCCATCTACATCTAGCGTATGTGCTGGAGACAAATGATTCAACCCAAGACGGTTATTAGTCTTATCCCAAGTTAAATATGGATCATATTCGTAAACCCCACTGGTTCTATAGAAAGCTATGTTGCCTGAAGCACCATCAGTATATTGTCTAGCATATTTTTGAGAAAGATCTGGTATATCCCCAGAAGCCAAATATCTAAATGTAGGATACTGCGGTGAGCACTCTGCTGTAGAACAACCACTAGACGGACCAGCAAGTACAAAACCTTTGACCTGTTTCTGGAAAAGCAAGCCTTGGTTGACAATGCCGCTTAAAGAAAATACGGCATCCGTGCCGGTTGTATCATCAAGAACTGTTCTTAAAAATGGTTCTGTTTGTCTCCCACCAGCAGAAGTTATACCGGAGAACATAATACCAGAATCACCAATGATCATGCCAGATGATCGAATAGTTGAAGCATTATTATCACCACCACGTACATCAATTGCATACTGCGGATCGCGAGTTAGAACACCAAGCTTGCTTTTACTGGTATTCCATGTTAGATCTGAACTATAATCTAATATCTGGCTACTACCCCAAAAAGCTAAACCGCTTACAACTGGTGTTTGATGTGTACTTAATCCACCAGCAGAAAAAACAGCATGTTTACCTGGGTATGTAACAAATACCTCTTTGACACCAGCACCAAAGTTAACTTTAGAATCATTGTTAGAACTATCAAATGGAAACCGAGAGATAGCAGGGTTGCTACCATCTTGATGGTATACACCAGACCCAACTTCATAATCCGTACCATCAGTAATAGCATAAAAAATAGCGTCATTATAAGTATAATTGCCACTTAATGCACTAAAGCCCGTGGCGGCACCTTCTAGTCTAAAGTTGCCAGTCCCGGTACTGTGACTTATCTCTTTTATTCTGTCTGATAGAATAATCTTATCAATAGCCATTTATTTTATACCTTTATTATGGTTTATGATTAACCACCGTAACCAACTACAGTAGGTACAGTTCCAGAGGTTGCATTTGGTTCATATCCATAAACTACAAAATCATTAAGTTTGCCATCGACATATTCACCCGCATCATTTTGAATTACAAAAGTGCAGGTTCTTAATGCTGAACCGTCATCACCAGTTCTAACAACACATGCTACGGTATTCACATCCATATCAGAAGCAGAACTAGAAGTAGTCGTTCCATTACTTGTTCCAAAAGCTACATAATTATTATTAGTGAATACACCGGAATTAAATGTAATAGTAAATTTACCAATAGCATTTTTTGTGACACCACTAACATTATACCAAGAATGGACAACTGGTGAGCTTGTGCCAACACCAGAAGCATTAAAATGCAACCATGCTTTAGCAGCAGAAAAACCAGTGTTTATACGAGAATTATCACCAAACACAAGATCACCAGAGGTAAGGATATCTTCACCCCCAGCACCGTTTGGTGCAAACTTGAATCCTATATTATCATTTCCAGAAGCACCAACCCAATTATTCCCGACAGCAAGATTGCCAGTCATTTCTCTATTAGATTTATATCCACTAATAGATACATATTGCGTGTGTGGATCTCCGGTAGTTAATCCGGCTAAACTATCATGCTCAAGGTTTCTTATGCCAAGAAATGGCTCTGTCTGCCTCGAAGTACTAACTGGAGAATTTGGGAATATAATGCCCGATTCTGCATAGAATGTACCACCATTTGATGATATCTTTTTTGCTCTAACATCATTGTAGAATGGATATTTTGTATCAGTATCGCCACTAGCAACTATACGATTTATAGAAAATACTGTATCTTCCATGTTATTACGAACATCAGCAGCAGAAATCAAACCTGCATTATTATCAGCTAAATTTGTAGCGATATTACTAAGTATATCACCAGAGCTTCTCATTGTTGCCATTTTAACAAATCCCCTTTTATAAGTCTAACCACTTGAGTTATTAAATTTAAAATATGTGCCCGGATCTACGATCATTATTTCTAACAAAATCAGACCCCGGACTATATGGGCCTAATATAGCATGTCCAGCAACAGCATTTCCGGCACGATAATCTAATAGTACACTTTCATACCTTTCACATAGATCCTTATAGAGGACTGACAATGTACCAGTTACACCTCTAAGATCAATTGAGCTTGGACCGTCCTTGATAGATATAGCATTACCTGATTCACTTCTTATCTCACCACCAATTATCATACATGCGGCTTTTAAGCATACTAATGCTATAAACGCATTATCTTTTGTATCAGTATCTGTCGGATCTGGACTTAAACTGCAACCCTCGACATTAATAGTATATTCATTAGCAAAATCTACATTAAAGGAAGATAACTGTGCCGACACTAAAATAGATGTTTCTATTCTAGTAGTAGAAAAAGAATAACTTGAGGAATCTACATCGTTAATGAGATACCTAACCATTGTACCCATTTCGCCTTGCCAACTCATAGGAAACCCTTATAGATTAGAATGAACTTTAAAAGTGTAGATGTCAGTATAAAATGTACCACTAGGAATGGTCACTTTACCCTGCATTTTATATACACCTACCGCGTCAAGATCGCCAGCGACAGTATCGTAATACATAATCCCTGAAGATTCGCTACCTCCACCAAGTCCTGAAGCAGTTCTGTTCAATACAGAATCATCCGGTTTTCTAAAATTTAACTGTTTTAAGGTGGCACTGGTCAAATTTACAGCTACTCCATCGTCTTTAACGGTAACTAGAAAACGTGTACCTATGTCATCTTGATGTATTTCGCTAGCCATTTTGACTCACTAAAGTATTAAAGTAACTGAAGTTGAAATATTTATGCTTAATGTGATTTCTATAACCATATCATTTCTCGTATAGATTTAATGTAACATTAACCACTTGTTGAACCGATATATCTATAGATATTACCTCGCCATTAGATGTTAGTACCATATGTCTAGTAGAAGACAGGGGGTATTCGCTAAAAACAGTACCAAATATCATAGTTAATCCAGTATATTATACACTAAAATAAAGATTTCACACAAAACAGATTATACACCAACCAACGAGGGACGTAATAAAGCATTGGTTACGGACACAATAGAGGATAGAGCCGGATTAACTACACCTGAAATTGTAAAGTTAAATGGGTCTTCATCGGCATCATTGTTTTCAATGCTAATCTGACCAGCTTTTGTGCCCACAGTAGAATTGTCCAATCGTACAGAAAATGTATCATTAGCTGAAGCAGATATAGTAGAGTCAAGACCTTCCGTGAGGGTAAATCCTGTGGGTAAGCTTGGAGTACCTAAAGTTAAATCAGCATCACCAGTATTAGTAACTTTGAAAATTCTGGTAACTGTACTACCACCCGCAGTAATCGTTCCAAAAGCTGTGCCATCTGCGGTGCGAGGAGAGGTATCTCCGTCTGCAATGTTTTCATCGTCCAATCCAGTCATAACAATTTCTGGTGCCGCTGCAACATTATAGGTTATTTCTAATTGTATTTCAGAAAGAGTTAATTCACAATCATCTCCATCACCCGGCCCTTCATGAGTAACTTTTAATTGCACTCCGTGCCAAGTTGTTTTAGTAGTCGATCCGGTTCGAGTGAAACTTACAGTGTCGGTACGAAAGGAACTAGAGACTGCTGATCCATCGATTGCCAGCGATATTTTATCTGATAGAGCTGTTGTTCCATCTGCTGCAAATAGTTGGTATGAGACATCATCGTCATCGTTATTAAAACCCTTCTGACGCACCTTCATTGTTACCGCTGTAATTGCATCAAAATTGGCAGGCATATTTTCAAAGCCAAAGTATGCAGATTTAGCAGAACCGCCTTCAGATATGCTAGACCTAATAAAGTCGGTATCATCCGGCGAAGATGTACCATTATTAATAGCACCAAATCTATCGGAAGGACCACCAGTTATTGCAAAATTAGTAGCCCCTGTTCCATCAGCATTTGGTTTTACTGTTACGGTTGCCATTACACTCTCCTAATAATAAACTTATACTTGTTGATTTTCCCATTCAGGCTTAAGACCTGTTAAAGTCAGATCTACACCAGCAGTACCTGCATAATCGTAGGGGTAAGCAAGGTATCTTGGTGGCACAAGTGAATCATCATCACCAAATGCCTCTGGGTATGATGTCATCACAAATTCCAAAAATTCTCCAGCATCTGATAACATCGTACCGATTTCTACCTGATTTTGATCAATAGTAGCTTGTAGATCTGTTATTGAAATTGCCTTATCGCTATGAGTTCTTGGCGTTTGCCAAAAAGACTCATAAGCATCTTTCCATAATTTAATGATACCATCCCTAGTCACATTAGCTTGATCTACACGATCATTAAACGCTTTCTGACTATCGTAAGACAGTGTTATCTTCTGATACATAATAAAATACCTTTTATATTAATTCAGCTACTTTAGCTGATAATTCCTTTAAGTCTTCTCGTGCTTGCCTATGGCCTTCCATTAATCCTTCTAATTTTCCAACTTTCTCTGACATTTCTACAGACCACTTGTCACGCTCTACATGTCTATCCTCGCAATCGTTTAGCTTTACAGATATACGTTTTTCAGTTTTTAGCATTTGATGATGCATTGCTCTCCATAATACCGCAATAGCACCAGAAAGAGACATTATTAATGGTAGAATAATTTTATATACAGTTTCTAAGCCTTCTGACATGTCATTCTTTCTATGCTGGATTGTTTGTAGAACAAGCTATCCAAGCTTTTACACCATTTATTTCGACTTGAATATGATGCGTAGTAGCACCAGTATTGGTTAATGTAGAAATGGCGGATGTTGCATCCGCATCTGCCGATGCACGGAAATTAATCAATCCAGCATCTTCCGTGGTTTTGTCAACAACGACATCACCAGTAAACTGTACAGCAGTAGGAAATTCAATATCTCTTACCGCACCTATACCATCAGCCTCTGCAGCAATTATAAAATTACTAGACAACCGACCATAAACACTTAATCTCTCATAACTGGAAGCAGTTATAAATTTATTATACACATTTAATTTAGATGGGCTTGAAGTTTGTCCCAAATGTAAATTACCATTTTTATCTACTAAAGATAATACTGTACCCCCATCATTAGCCCATTCTTGTATAGACGCTGTATGAGAAGAGCCTCCGTCCACCGTTAATGCTGGATAAGAATTGGCCGATGAATCAATATGAACACCCGTTACTGCATGTGCTTTTATAATATTGTCATTTTGATGCTGAACTACAAATCCATCAGGGTGAGATAACCTAAGCGAACTTGTGGAATTTGCTACTAACCTTACGTCTCCATCTTTGCCATGCACATAAGCATGATCTGGGGCTTCTGAAGTATCATCAGGACTACTTTTAAGACCCAGCTTCCATGTTGGAGAAATTTCACCGTCATTATGTAAACTTACTGTTCTATCGTACACACTATCCACATAAGCATGAAATATATTACCCGGTTCCGATAATTTAAATGTTGTTACTTTTTTATTATAAGGTGTTAAATTAAGATTTCCACTAATCTGTACGTTATTAATTCCACCATTAATGTCTAAATTGTTTACACTAGCAGTTTCATGAATAGTAACATCGCTATTAAATGTGGCACTATTATTGATCTCTGCGGTTCCACTTACGCCTATGTTTCCTGCTATAGACATGTCACCCGCTAGAGACAAATCTTTATTAAATACCACATCGCCACTAGCATTAAAAATACCACTAATAGTAGTATTTCCAGTGATGTACATATCGTTAGAAACGATAACATTTCCAGAACCAAGTTGAATGATAGATTTGGCAGGTACATCCAAGGCACCATCAGCATTTAAAAAAACCGCTTTGCTAGCTGGGTAAGTACAGAAAACAATAGACACGCCATTTAAATTAATACCTGAGCCTGCTCCAAGTGAACTACCAAAAACGGTATCTCTCGACAAAGTGTTCCCCGAGGCACTATATGTGCCTAGACCAACCTCCCATCTTGACTCGTTTTCTATGCCGTAATAGGTCTGGTTACCATCACCCACAGACGATCCAAAAGACTGGAATGCTCCGAAAGTTCCACCGAGAGATACCGTACCAGTACCGGTGGTAATGGACGTTTCTTTTACCCTATCTGAAATCACAAGAGACATAATTTACCTATAATAAGAATTTGCTTCTTCTATGTATTTATTTATTTTCTCAGATGGAAAATCTTTAAAATGATCCATTATTGGTTGTAAATCTAAACCAAGTTCTGTAAATTCCAAAATATAATTTCTTACTTTGTTATCTAATGAAAGTGTATAGTTAACACCGCTTGGCCTTTGAAATCTATGTAACCATCTTAAAAATGGAAGACATACAGCCTTTCTGCCATTTTGCCTATACTTAGTATGAATATATCCTTCTTCTCCACCAAATCCCATACTATGCTCATTGAAACCCAACCAAGATTCTTTTCTAACTAAAAATAAACCTAAACCTTGAGCAAAAATCTCAAAAGGTTCTGGATTATTATCACATGCTTCATATCCCCATTGTTGTTGTAATGTTCGTTTATGTTGGTTGGCATTAATTTCAGGTAAAGCTAATCCACAAGAGGGACACTTATCTATATATTCCTGTTCGACCAATGAAACATATTTAACTGATTGGTCTTGGCCATTAGGAACGGGTGAAAATTTAAACTCACAGTCTTTGCAAGAAAAAGCAGACCCCCATTGCCCCCACATTCCTCCTCCCCACACATTATTAAAATGCGTATAAGTGATCATCATACTGTCATGAACCAGAGGTCCGGAATATAAATGATCGGTTTCCTTGTTTTTGTCTAGAAAATTAAATAATGTAACTAAAGCACCTACCGTTGGACATAACATAACATGACAGTCCATTACTAATACAAAGTCACCTGTTGCTTCCGATATTACTTTATTCCTAGTAGCAGAAGTCCCAAAGGTATCCTCTTCTATGATATATTTTATGTTTGACGTATCAGGTAAATTATTCTTAGAGAATTCTTTTAATACCTCTCCGTGTTTACTTGTTGGATTATTATCTAATATAACAAATTCTATTTCGTTTAATAAATGCCCATAGTTATTGAATATTAACTCTTTCCTAATATCCTGAATTGTAAAATAAGCACCATCAAAATCATCATAATGTGCCATTCCTATTGTTAATTTCATAATTTGTCCTTCTTTAATTTTCCTTATTAATTTTTTTTAACAGATCCAGTTTGAACAAGTGTTTGAATCAAAAGCAAAGAAAAAGGATGGTGGACTCCCACATAGTGGCGGTTTTTGTATTCCGGTAATACGAAAATTCTCAAAACAAGGCATACTAAGAATGTCAACAGTCCATTTATTGGCTTCATCTATCTTTTTATCTTTGTTGCAAGTGGTTTTAAGATGAAATGCATCACCATTTACATTACCATCAAACTCATATACGAACTCAGATATTTTCGTCAGAGTAACCGTCATCTGATAACATGGTTGTTGGTCAGTCAGGTGTTCAAGATTTTCACCAAAAGGACCACCGCCTTCGTAAAACACAAAGTTAGCAACGCCATCCCAGTCGCAACAACCTGCATCGAATAGACAACATTCACAATCTTTGGTGTCAGCCCATGTACCAGTAAAGATAGGAGGTTGATCACAGGATTGACTATCTGCAGCAAGACCAGTTCCTACTGGGTATATTGGAGTAGCACAGGGGCGTTCAAGTTTTTCTAGTGACCATTTGTTGGTATTTCCCGCATGTAAATTTGTGTCACAACTTACTTCTATACTTACCTCGTCACCACAATCAAGCGGACCATTATATTCCCAATTGTTTGCACCACTTTTTGTAAATTGTATCTCCTGAACAAAACGACAATATGGACATTTTGGGTCAGCGTCTGAACAATTATAATGCACCTCAACATATGCAGCTTGGACCGCAGTGTCACCGCCGTCTTGACCTGCATTGGGTCCATTTATAATTTCCATTTGAATATTAGATACGCCATTTGACAAGTCGTCAGTAACATCCCAAGTGTATTTTTCCCATTCACAACATATCCCCGTTTCTTTTTCAGCATGTATTTTTTTACCTAGCCAAGCACCGTCCCACATAAGATTCACTCCAGATCCCTCAGTCTGGCTAGTATATACAAAAAGACTAACCGCAGTAGAAGTAGCTGGAGTTGGCGGAACATTTTCAACACCAAATATAATACTGTCTCCATCATTTGTAGAATAAATCTCACCATAAGAACCCGGAAATGCATGAAAAGGGTATCGAGATCCTTTAGCAACTACTTTTGTATAATCATCATCTATACTCCATCCAATTTTCGATACATCAGAATTTGGATCAAGAAATAATCCTGAAGGCCCAGCAAACGATATTCTACCAACGCCATTCCAATCACAACATCCCTCACAGCACAAGCAAGAATCCGCGTCAGTTAACTCAAAAAAGAAAGTTGGTGCTTCTTGACAGACACCTACTGTGCCTGGATCTTGACCAGTAAATGTCATAGAAGTGGCACAAGGCATATTATTACTAATTACCGACCATTTATCTAATGAACCAAGATCTTCTGTAGTATCACATGCAAGAGACATTTGTAATATATCTCCACAATCCGTTAAACCATTAAAAGTCCAAGTATGTTCGGGACTTTCTGTAAAGCTACCGTTAATACTAAAATCGCATATGCCGGTAACTGTTATTGTTCCATTGCCATCCCAGTCGCAACATTCTGGAGCTATTGTTGTAGTCGTTGTAGTTGTAGTTGTAGTACAACCTAATGTACACGCTTCTACAGTTGAATATGTACCATCTACAGCTTGGGAACATGATGTATCTGTTGGTAAATTACATTTATAATACCAACAACCTGATTGACATCCTGATAAACTACTATAAGTACCACCTCCATCGGGATCTTCGACACATTCATTATCTATACAATTCCAACTAGGCACACAAGCTTCTAAACATTGTTCTTGACTACCATAAGCTCCTCCAAACTCTTCAACGCACCTGTCAGATGTTGTACCATTTGGATCTAAGCAACTCCAACGTGGCTCTAGAGGTTCAGGGCAAACAACATCGACACCAGAACTTGGAGCACCAGATGTCCAAATGGCAAAAGGATATTGCGACAAACAATCTGCTTGAGTCAACCACGAAAGAACTTTCGAACTTCCATCTTCATAATAACAACATGCACCGCTTGCCCCTAAATGCTCAGGACAATTAACACATGAATCACCAGAAGTATGATGTACATTAACTTGTATTTCTGATATATCAAGAGGACTTGTAGTTTCCTCACAAGTCACTGTCATTTTAAGTAGTGCATCTTCCCAGTTGCCAGGACAAGGACCGCCTCTTTCACCACCAGGTTTGAAGTCAAAATTAAATACATGATTTTGAAATGTACCTTGGCTAGATTGGAAGACACCACCAGTAGAATGAGACTTACCACTAGGATAAGTTAATGCGGTACTTCCATTTGATTCAAAAAATTGCAAATCAAGAGTATAATCGTCCTCTTGGCTATTAACCCGTAATCTTACAATACCAGAGATAGATTGAATAATATTAGTATAGCTAGGAAGATCTTCTAACCCAAGAAACTGAACTTGTCCACCAGCTTGGTCTACTTCAACTCCGGAACTTCGTAGAAATGTAGCATCAAATGCTTGAACAATTCCGCTATTAACGGTGTGAAACTTTACTGAAGGCCCACCTACAGCTATAAAGTCTCCCGTTCCGTCACCGCTAGGGAAAAGTATAGTCTCTATTGGCATGTTATGCTCCTGAACAACTTACGGATATTGGTCTAAATTCCCCATTGACTCTTGCCGCAACAACAAAAGCACCACTACCTATAGACATTGAATGATCTCTATTTACAATAGGTACATTTAAATCGTCAATAAAATTAGCCCCTTTAGTTTTCAATATCCCACTTGTTGGTGACTGATATGCATCTGGACACGGTATTGCTTCCATTAGAAAACCTTCAATAATATTGCCTATTACTCCGGAAACACCAGAAGCAGTAGTCTCAAGATTTCCATCGCATGTTAACTGAGCAACTTTTACATCATCACAATACCAAGTTTGAACATTATGAATGCCACTATGACCAGATATAGCATGGTCAAGCCTAACAGACAATGGAGCATCTGGAGTTATTACCGCATCTCCAATAGAAAGTCTTCTTCTGTCAGTATCGCCCGCCATGGTGTTTTGAATATTAAGTTTGCCCGTTAAATGCCCTCTTTCGTACAATAATCTCTCATTGTCAAGAAGACCAGCAACAATTTCTATGTTCCTTTTGCCACCTTCGCTACTACCAAGCGTACCACGTAAAGCATGTTCTCCAATACCGATTGAATCATCCATAGTATTATTAGTACCAGCACTTTGCCCGATAAATATACTACCATCAGAATTTTTAGCTAAGTAACCAGCATTAGTACCGATGAATATTGAGTTAGATACATTGTCTGCATCTCTACCTGCACGATAGCCGAGAAATACCGCCGGGGTATCTGTTGCAAGATTCACATTTGGAGTGGTAGCATTCATGCCAGCTTCACTACCAATCATCACAGAATTTTTCCATCCAGTAGCACTAGCACCCGTTCCGCAGCCAATAATCACAACTCCGCTATTGCCACCAAGACTTATATCACTATTTGTAAATACATGATTACAATTGGTTGCTACTGTTGCGGTTCCAGAAGTAGATATATAAGTCGTTAGTTCTTGTATCGACATCTTACCAACAAGATCACTTGTGCCAGAAGCAACACTTACTGCAACGTATGATTCGCCAGTAAGTACAGTTGGAGTTAATGATTCTGCATTTTGCAGATTGATATATTCTAAATGCATCACATTGCCATAACTAGCAGACGCTAATCTCAAACCTGTTCCGGCAAAGTTAGATTGAGCATTGGCCGAGTCCATGTATGTACCATCGGCAAACTTAACACAACCTCTAAGCAGCATGTCACCTTCAAGCTTCACAAATGGTCGCGGGCTAGCCGTAGTAGGACCAACGTAAGAAGGAGTATTACTCATTCCTGCAGCAGTATGGTCAAATTCCACTAACTGTCTTGTGTCACCATCAGAATCTGTAAATCTCAGAGCAAGAGCACCAGAAACAGCAGCACCATTAACATTATCTTTCAAGTCAACTACAGTGATTTCTCTTACACCAGAAACACCATGGCTTATTGATAGAACATGTCGATCACCGGAATTACCTATAGACAAACTTCCATCTTTAATATCAAAACTTCTACTGCTCAAGCTACCATAAACAAGAGGAGCGGTTCCATGACCAATAGCAAGTGTATGATTTACAATAGTATCATGAACATTATCTTTTATTCCCGTTCCGATAATAATGCATCCGGTTGGACTAGATGCTGAATGTCTAAGATTACCATGCCCTAAGACTACGTTCCCTTCCGCATCGGTTCCAGAACCAACATTGAAAGTACCAACAATAGTGTTGTCGTTAGGTGCAACAGCTTTGAATAAAGATCCACCACCCACCACTGTGTTTTCAGAACCTGTTGTTGTATACTGTAAAGCACCACTACCAATAGCTATATTACCAGAAGCTGTAGTTGCAGCATTTAATGCATAATAACCAAGCGTAGTGTTATGATGTGCAGAAGCGGTAGGTCTTGAAGCTGGCGAAGATGTACCAGCATATGTATTTGCTCTTATGTCTCCATAAACACCATCTTCCACTTCATTCCGGACTATATTAAATTCATTACCACCGTCATCACGGAAATATAGTGACTGAGTTTGACCAGTAAGAACTTTTGGTTTAACATAAATTTTACCAAAGTCTGCTGTAGCAGATGGAGTCGTTGCCTGCTCTCTAATAGCAATTGTTCCACTATTAGATACGCCGGAATGACTAATTACTAATGGTTCAAACGGAACTATATTCCTGCTGCCAGCTCTACTCAACTCACCAATGCCGACATACCCAGCGTTTGTAACAGATATAAAGCTAGATAGTTCCCCGTTATGTCCACTTGATTTTATTAATGAGAAATCAACAATCTTACTTGTTGGGCTATAGGCAATTTGCACTCCAGAACCACGAGTATTCCCATTGGCTATAAGATCCAAAGAAGAAGACTGAAGACCGCTGCTAGAGAATCTTACATTACAGTTATCGCCAGCTTGCACATGAAGCACAGTACCACTAGCTGCCACAATAGGTGCAGCACCAGCAGCAACAGAAATATTGGTAATACCAACTGAACCATTACTTCTTAAGACACTCAGAGGCTCAAGAATTGTACTAGTATTGTTGTGTACTTTTACAGAAAACCTATCAGTATCTGTATTGACATCATCATAATTCGCAAGGCCAAACCCAACCATATCGCCAGATATTCGTGTGGCAAAATCAACACCAACACTAACACCAGAATCAACTGAGCCTACAGATAAGTAATAGTCGCCAGTACCTGATGTTCCAATTAAATTGACAGACTGATGATAACTATATGCGTCAACATGATCCTGAGTTCCAAGATATGTAATATTCCCAGAGGCATTGTTCAACTGCCTAAAGAATAAACCATGGCAACCACTTTGAGTAACTAAGGATAGTCTTCTATCACCAAGAACTCTTTGTGTTTGTACGTGTTGACCTTCTGTAACTTCAAGAGATATATTTGATTGCCATCTAGACCGTGCATAGTTACTGTCGCCTTCAAGACAAGCAATACTTTGATCTGGCTCTTTAAAGATGAATCTATAATCTCTAATGTAGTCAGAGCCGCTAGAATGTACTTCAAATCCAGCACCATCAAGAGAGCCATCGCTTAGATATCCACAAAGAGCACCACCAGTAAGTCCATCGGTGCCTGGGTCACAAAAGCCACTTGTAGCAAGATGTAATGTTTTACAATCATAAATACATTCATTAATGGTATTATACTGAAGATCATTAATAGTAGCATTGCCGCTTACAATGATATCATTAAACCATCCATCCCACTTTAAGCTAGGACTACCCAAAGCATAAACATTGTTTTTATGAGGAACAATACTCCCAGCAACTGTAACAGCACCTTCGTTGCCGGATGGAGTCTCTGTATGAATTCCAATATTTCCACCACTATCGATAATGAAAAAAGTGGAAACGTCATATTGATCTGGATAAGCCTCTCCTTTAGGAATATGTCTCTTAATAGAGAATGAACCAGACTCAGGATAAGATATACTGGATAAAAACGCTGTTTTCCAATTATACGAACCGTGCCCAAGATTAAAACCATCATTATGAGAAGGAGATATATCACCAGAAGACTGTATAGCACCAAAACTATGTAGGGTATTTACACCTACGCCAAGTTTTTTATTAAGTAAATCACCAAACAATAATGGGATATTGCCAGAAGATACTTCTATATCACATAGATCATCATGATCAACGGCATGAGCACCAACATAGAAATTATAACTAGAATCTTCGCCAACGTAACTACCAGCACCATGACCAATAGCTATATTAAAGTCACCTTTTTTATTGCTCTGAAGACTAAAGTTACCAACGCCAACATTACCTGAACCAGTAGTATTTCCCGCAAGAGCATTGAATCCCACTCCCACATTCTGACTACCATAAAGATTGCAACTTAATGCGGCAGCACCTATTGCAGTATTTTTTATACCGTCATAGTTACCATTGAGAGCATAATAACCAAAAGCAGAGTTGTCTTGGTTTGATCTACCAATTAGATCCCTTTTTGCGATAGCTCCGTCACCAACGAGAGTGGTTCTAGTTTCAACACTAGCGACATTTTTAGCTACAACAGTCTCATTATCAAGAAAGGAATTAACTGAGTCAACTAGATCAGTTAGACTATTTCTTAAATCTGCTGGCGATATCTGTTGAGTAGAGTTGTCTGGCAACAACAACCCTATAGAGGTAATATACCCCTCTTTGGTGAGAATCATCTAATTACCCTCTCTCTACTACTTAAAGCTTATTTGGAGCGTATCTGTATCAAATTTAACACTATCTCCCGTGTAGATTATACGAGGATTGTCTAACTGTGCGTACATTAGTAAATTCCCAGAAGCATGATTAGCTGTGTCACATATAGCAATACCAGACACGGCTCCCCAATCTACCAAAGCTGTGTCAAAGATATAAGAACTAGCATTTCCAATAACTCCACTACCAACAGCGTTATCTGCTAATGTATAGGTCCAATAGCCATTCCCGCTTTCTGATGGATTTCCAAGGTTTATTCTAGAATAACCAGTATCAACTCCACCTATGCCAGATGGTATTTCCGGTATAGTAGAGCCAGTATCTGATTCAACAGGTACTCCGCTTGTTAATGCAATTCCAATACCGGAGGGTTTATTAAAAATGTCACCACGAAACATGTGATGCAATAAGCCAGATTCTAAATAATCTGAAAGTGCTGCCATGACTTAATTCTCCAATTAAAATTCCTGAATATATTGATATGTACTGTATTATACACGAAAAAAGGGGTATCACCATTAATTGATGAATACCCCTTGATTACCCCTTAAGGCCGTAACGACTTACGAATCTTGATTCTGTAATGAACTACCAAATGACACTGCAGGATTTCCAATCCTATTAGGTGCCGGATTATTAGTTGGCTCATCTGTAGCCAGAGGCTGGGCTATATCCATTTGGTTATCATGACCCAAGAATCTGTCACAAAGATCACGGAATGTTTGCATCATACTATACATTCGCAAAGAATCATTAACCGTAATCAAATAACTACGATTTCTAGATTCCAATCTTGTGTACTGGACTAAGATCTGAGATGCTGCTGAATAAAGCATTCCGCCAATACCATTGCGAAACTGCAAACTACTCCAAGTAGGAATATTTACATCTGAACCATCGAACATCCATGGAAGCTCGATTAGTGGAGTACTGGACATTTGAATATTATCCAAATTGATAGGACGTAAGCTTTCGCTAAGTTCTATATCAGCATCTAGAACAGACATAATATCAACATCTTCTGGATTATAAGTGATAACACGCCTTGTGCGATCACACATGCCAACGAGTTGAATCATATGTTCCTTAGTTGAATCATCAGTACCTACGCGGTTATTAAATTCATCATTACCAACGATTTCATGCAACAGATCAACACATGGTCTCATACCAAGAAGGATGCTCTGGTTCTTAAATCTGGTAATCATTCCTGTGAAATTACCTACTGCTATTTGTTCTGTCATAATTAATCTCCTGTGAAAAATTGTGGAATTACTCAGTGTCTACTCTGGTGTGTTGCGTTGCGACCGGTGCGATTTGGTTAAATTTAGCATTGACGGTTGCAAAAGCTTCCTCGAACGATTGGTTAGGGTTGGCATTAAATTCATCCTCGAAAAGGATTCCTCGCATTGTGTCAAATATTGGTTCGCGTTGTTCTGATTGGCGAAGACCAATGATTTGTTCGGCTTCTGTAACGTCTCTGCGAAACAAAGGTGGAATAGTATCATCCCCCGCCTCCTTACGACGCTTTCTTCGTCTAACTAAAGACAAGATACCTTGAACACCAAGCCAACCCAAGGCACCGCCCGGAACAGAAACACCTAAAATTGGTAATATCCAACCAGACTTACTGATTAAATTTCCTAAAATGCCCACGTTTTCTTTTTCCTTTGGTCCAGATGGACTAGGATTCACCAGTGGTGGCTCTGGTGATGATTCCGGAACTATCTCCGGAGTCGGTTCTACTGGTGGCTCTACTGGCGGTTCCGGAACAACCGGAGGAACCACAGAATTCTCTTTAGAATTGATCTCCTTTATAACACTTATTATTTCTTCTTTTAGTTTTTTGATTTCTTGGTCTATATACGCACGATCTTCTTCCTCCACTTCTTTTTGTTCTAACTTAAGAGGCTCTTCTGTACTAGGTGCCTCGTTAGACTCTTGCAATGGAGGTAATGGTGTAGAATCGACAGGATCTTCCTGTATAGGACTATCTTGATCCGGTGGTTCTGGTGCTCCATCGTTAGGGGGTGTTGAGACTCTATCATCAGGAGCGTTATTCCTGTTTACTCTACATGCACAATCTTGGTCGCAATCACAACTTGGCTCACATGGACATTCACCCGTGTTACAACCCTCACAACCTTCACATCCGCAATCACATTTGTCATGATGGTGGTCATCATCTTGGTCGTGCAGTCCTATTCTGTTTTCATCATTCTGAGAACGCGGAATAAGAAATGGATAATTCTCGTTAATAGTACTGGCAAATAGTGCTATATTACTATGAACTCCCTCTCGACCTTTAGATTGTGCGAATCCATGAATAATACCAGCTAGTCTTCCATTATCATACACAACAAGTCCACCAGAAGCACCAAAGCTTAAATAATCCCTAGTAAGAAACTGGTCCCCTATTAACTGTGTTACATATGTTTTTTTAGATTGAAATCTACCACTAGGGTATCCCAATAACCAAACTTTATCGCCTACTTTAGGTTGTCTATTTGGCTCCATTAAGTAAGTACTAAGACGATCCTGCGGAATTTTTCTTACAGTACGTAGAATTGTCAGGCCATCGGGAATTAATCCATTAGTGCGAAAATTATCCATGACACGAACAGGATACTTATCACCCTGTATTGTTACTGAACATGATCCGTCCTTAATAACATGAGTAGCCGTAATAAACCAGCCGTATTTTTTGTAAACACGTAGACCAGCCGCAGTACCTTGGGCTTTTATAAGACCAGACCCAGCATTGATTATATATGCCGGTGGTGCATTTTCCGTATCTGCACACAAGCCGGAATGAATACACAAAAACATTAACAACGATAAAATGTATTTCATAATACGTCCTTTAAGGAATGATTTATGACAACCGTAGCGGTATATCCATCGACAGAATGATGATTGACTACTGCACTTAATGATTTACCCAACCACAAAGAACCAAAATATTTTTTAATAAACATTATTGGACGATACCAAGGAAGGTGATCTAATAGTTCAAAGTGCGGTGCGATATATCTTACTAAGCCGAAATGTTCAAAACCGGGTAACGGCCCTCTCCAAGTGAGAGGTGTACACGGAACAATATCGTAAATTTCTTGAAATCTCAGTCTTTCGCAGGGAAAGATGTCTATAGGCTGGCCATCTTTTAGATATCTTGGTGATCCAAAATCGACAATGACCTGGTCACAAGCAAGACCTTCTCCGTAATAAGCGTCGGCCTCAAAAAACTTAAAAGCCATTATACCAGCCACTGCTCCACCAGCACTGTGACCACAATGAACAACTTTTTTAATACTGTTGTCTTTTATAAGATTAAAGATGTAGTTATCTTTAACAAGAACTGTTTCAACTTCTTCGGCAAGGCTCAAAAATCCATCATGAAGACCTATGCCATTAAAATAGCGAACATCTGTATCGGCATTGTACAACCAAAATTCAATATCTTGCGTGCCAGAATAAGCAAGGTACAATGTCTGGTCTTCTATTGTATGCCCTACTTTGATTACGCCATCATTACCTATCAAGTTTCTTTTTAATGAAATCCTTTTCGACCAAAAAGTCGTTTTATGCCATTTGTTTTCATTAGACCATTCTTCGGTCTCGTTAACATTGTATATTACATTTGATAGTATGGCTGCACGAGATATGTTATGTTCGTTGATTTTAGACATATTTGCTCACCATTTAAGTGTCGTTGTTGTATCCTTACATATACTTCCTGTTTTTCATGGTTATTACATAGAAAAACTAGGCTCAATCCATGACAGAAAGAGCCTAGTTCGTTATATACAAATTAACTCTTAGAAGGAGCCGAGAAGGATGCGTCTGTTGTCCAGAACGCCAAATCCAATTTCTGCCCAACCATAGAATCCAGCTCGTTGATGCCGATGCAATGCAGGATCTTCATAGACCTCCAAAGCTGCCTTAACTGGCATAACAAAACTGTCATTAGATGACTGATCCAAACCAACTACCAATTCAAGGTCAGAGGTCTGAACAGCACCAGAGAGACTATCTGTAAAGAATGTCTGATACTCTTGACCTTCGCCAAGCTCATCAATGTCATGAAGGTTAACACCAAACACGCGAGTAATTGGAGCACCGTCTTCAGATGCAACATAAATTTCTCGACGGCTTACTTCATCGATCTGATCCAGACCCCAGTTACGAATGTCTTCCAGAGCTTCTGGAGAGACATAGAGGTCAGTCAAACGACCACGACCGGTAGTACCGGTGTTGCCGCCAGCATTTCGACGCATAACGGTCTGCATGAGAGAAATCAATCTCTTGCTAAACATACCAGCAGTTGCATCACCATCGTAAACGAGGATGTTGCGGTCAACGCCAGCAGCGAGCAGTGTATGCCAACCATCGTCATTCATCTTCTTGACAAAAGAAGCTTCCAGAACCTGCATAGCACGAGAAACAATGTCCCACCGTGCTTCACGAGCATATCGCAGCAGCCAGTCAATTGAACTGGTAATGCCGTAAGTCGGAATGGTCACATAGTCACCTTCGACGGCTCGTTCTGGAATTCTACCATTTCCAGGATTCGTGTAAGCAATGTGCTCACCTTCAAGACCTGGAGAAATCAAGTCGAGTGGATACTCAGTACCAGCACCAGGCTCAACCGTAATAGTTTCGAAAATATTACCAAGAATATCGCCACTCAAAACACCTTTACGTAAAGGCAATTCGAGAGCTTTAGCAAATTCTCGTTGTGCAGCTACGGCAACATTCATATCAGAATCGCCTGTGCTTTTCAGAAGCGAAATAACTTCTTCGCTTGGTCTATCATAAGACATATTTAGATCTCCTTTATAAATTATAAATAATGTTGTGATTAATTAGTCGATAAACGGATCGTTACCACCAAAGTTCGGAAGATTAACAGATACCTTAGCATAACCATCAGCATCTTTACGACTCATCCAACGACCAACAGCAAGGTTACCAGAAGCGGCACCTATAGTAGCTGATGTACCGAGTGTTCCAGTTGTGCTAGCATAAGCTACAGCCCCAGGAGTCGGTGTGCCTGTGATCATGTTGGTTACAACAGTACCACGAGTCATAATGGTGACTTTGCCACCCTTTTGAACTTCATCTTTGTGTTCGTTGAGATGAGTTCGTGTCAGGTCTTTGTTCACAACATCGTTTAAAAGGATACCAACAGGAACATCTGTAGCACCAGGTGTTGCATACTTAACGAGGTTAGCACCTTGGTCCAATGCTGCACCAGACGCTGTATTCTGTGAAAGATCATAAATAGCGATACCACCACGAGTGGCAGTACCTGCATTGTAGAAAAATGAAATATCAGTAGTTTCTACGTGTCTATCTGCTTTAAGAGCCATGTTTTATTTCTCCTATGTAAGAAAAATGATTATTATTACTTATTGAGTCTACCTGAAATCCAGTCAGACAGTTCTGCTCTAGCCGACATAGCTTCTGCAGCTTCGTCTTTTTCAGCAACAACCAAAGTAGCATCTTCAGACACAACATCTTCAAATACTTCTTCGGGTGTTTCGATTGCTTCTTCGACTTCTTCTGATGCCTGTGCTTCATCTGTGGCTTCTTCACTTATTACTTCTTCAGCAACAGTAGAACTTTTAGCAGCATACAGACTAACTACAGATTCAAAAGCTTCGTCATCTAATGCTTCAAATGAAGCAAGATTTGCTTCCGCATCACTGGATTCCATACCAGCTTCGACAAGTGCGGCTTTTCTCTTTTCTTCTTTTTGCTTTTTCTTCATATCATACATTTCAGATTTGTTAGCGGCCAATTCTGTCTCAGATACTTCAAGAGAAGCAGTAAGTTCACTTACCTGAGCTTCAGACGCACTAACTTTTTCTTCTAAACTAGCGATAATCTCTTCTTTTTCCTTAACAGAAGCTTGAAGAGTTTCAATGTCAGAAGATAATGCTTCAGCCTTAGCGGCTTCTGCTTTCAATTCTTCGATTGTCTCATTAGCTTGAGTAAGCTCAGATTTGATTTCACTAATTTGTTCTTCCAATACCTTGGAATCGGACATTTTTAGATCTCCTATTAAACTAGATGAGTCCACACTAAAAGCTACACTTTTAGAGTTTAAAATTATACTTCTTGGGTTAGCTGGGTTTGAGACCAGACCCTTTCCTGAAAATGAAATATCACGTAGAGCACGGCCTATTTTGTACCCTTCGTATTCTCCCGTACCACCATAAGCTCTCAAATGTTTAGTAAGAAATGCTGATTCGTTATCTCTGGTTACTAAACTTTGGTTGCCTAAATCGTCTATAACAGAATAATCAAAGCCAGCAAAAGAACACTCCATGGAAACAAACCATTTGTCTTCTTTAATTTCAGCAATGATATTTTCCATCCTGACCCTGTTTTCTGGATCTGTCCAAGTATTATATAAAACAGCTTTGGTTATGATGTCGAAACTATTTGGAGCTTCAGTTATATCGGAAGAAATGCTATTGCCTTCTGCGTCAATAACACGGCTACCTATAATATGCCCGATGATATCGTTTTCATCATGCATAAAATTAAACTGTTTGTCTACTGGCGTATCTCTTGCTGCCCATGTGGCATCAGCCAGAAAAACATCATCATTACCATTCCAGTTTGTTGATACCAGAACTGACTCAAGATAATAGAGATCAGTACTTTCTGCTATACCGTCTGAATCGTTAGCAGCTATAATAGTAGCTAAAGAAAGATCTGTATCTTCTTTTTGAAGAAGAAGCACAGGACTGCAGTATGCAATCGAAGCTTGACTACTAACTGAATCAGAAATTCCGTCTTGTATTTCTCTGTCAAATATTTGTATTTTTTTCATAGTTATTACCTCTACATAAAGTATACACGAAAAACTGTTTTTATTTAGAAATACCTCCCTTTAAGCCAAGACATACTCTACGTACAAAGCAATAACCGCCTTTTTATACTCATCGGCATTCATGCTTTTTACGTTAACATCATTGCTTTTTAACATATGATCGAACGTTTTAGGGATTGTTTCCTTAGCACCAAGTGCTATATTTATAGACTCATTAGTAATTTCTGACATAACTTCTAAGTTAGTAAATGCATGAAGCTTGATTGGTTCTAACTGTATAATATCTGCCTTTGTTAAATGCCTTGCATCTTTTTTGCCTTTCACACCTAACTGTGCAGAATTAATAAGATCAGAAACTCTGTCAAAAGCATTGTTAGCCCATATAAAGAGATCAGCTACTCCGGGTATAGTCTTAGGTTTATCACGACGGGGTTTTCTTTTGATCTCATCCTTTTTGAATTTAGGACGACCATTCTTATTATCCTCTGGCTGCTGATTTTGTATATCATCTTCTTTAGGCGGATGATACGGCCCTACTTTATCTGGACTACGATCATTATCTCTACCCTTGACTTCCCTCTTGAGACGCATTTTTTCGACAGCAGGGATTTCCTTGAATCTTTGTAAGATGGTTTCATGACTAATAATATCTCTGTCAGCAAGCTCTAATAGTAGCTTTTTCTCTGACGCCTCGTCAGCTAGACTCATCTGATCAAAAATTATATGAGCTGATTTTCTGAAACCCATAGATCTTCGAACGATATCAAATTCCTTTTCCCAAAATTTCACAAGCTGATCTCTACCATACTGTAGTCGTTCAACAAGCGTCTTAAGAGAAATGAAATTATTAGTAAATCCACCAGATTGACCAGCAATACCAGTCAAAGTAGGAGGAACACCAAGACCCGCATAGATAGAGTTTAGCACAGAGACATACTTTTCAGAACCAAGAAACTTGTGTACTTGACTATTCGATTCTGTATATTTTAACTCTGGACCCCAGATAAGTTCCATAGTACCACCACCAGTATCTGACGCTAAAACATTTTTAAGCTTGTCAACACCAGCCTTGGTTGGTAAAATCTTGTGTTCTAGATCTCCTAAAGTCCATAATCTAATATTGGATATAGCACCATCCAACGCTGATAAATCTGCCAAACGCATTTTTTCAAGCATGATAATATCATCAAGAATAGCATAGACAAGAGGATTTGCCCACTGTTGCCAATCATCCTTCTTGTAGTAAAAAACAGATAGCTTATTGTTATCCAAAGGTATTCTCTTATCTTTTCTTTTTATAGCCTGTTTTATATTTGAAGGTAAAGTGTTGTATGTAACCATTGAAGACATATCTTTACTGAAATTATCTAGAAAGGCCGGAGTTTCTATTTCGTAAGAAGTTCTGCCCATCATCATATTGATATCTCCGTCCTTGACTTCAATATTTATAGGGTTTAGGAAATTATACTTCCAAGGCAATATACCCCTTTTAGTATTAGGAGTTCTAACTGTTATATCATTAGCCATAGTTTTAACATGTTTGATTATTTTGGGAGTAACTTTAGCGTCACTTTTGTATATAAAGACTTGACCAGTTCTATACAAATTATTCAAGAATCTTTCAGATCTTTCTTTTCCATCAACCTTTTTAAACCAAGCTTGGAAAAATTTTTCCACACTAGGATTCTCGTGGACAACATTAATACCTTGACTACCAAAGTCTCCCATCAAATCAATAATATTTCTAATGATGCCGACTTTATCATATGCTTGCATACACATGCCGATGGCTCTTTTCTTTTCAGTCGGCACTTGTTCATGCGACCTAAAAGCATAATAATCACTGCGATTAAATCCGGATCGTACAGACTTATTTGGTTCGATATCAAGGAAATCTCTATGACTCCCTTTAGTTTTCTCAAGAAAACTTCTGCGGTTACCTTTAGGCACAGCGTGATAGCTATCCATGGCTTGTGAAAACTCTGCCATAGCATTTTCCTTGCTAGCACTGTCATTTTCACTCCAAGTAACCACAGATGGTATCTTATCTTGATCTTTCATTTATACGTCCTTTGTTATACAAATAACATCAATCGAATTGTTTTTAAATCAATTGAATTGGAATTTAATTGGCTGACATATTATACACAAAAACCTAATATACATCCTTCATACCGTCTGTAAACCAACTTGGACCAGTAAACATCTCGCCTGTAGGCTTGGCATCCGTAAATGCAGCAAAACCTCCGTAGAATGCATAATCAGGAGCTTCAGGTGTCCTATCTATCTTTCGTGCTGCCATATTAGCCATAATCAAGGAAGAGTAACGGTCTTTACGGATTTTACTTTTCTTACCCGCAGCTACAATAATTTCTGGAGTATCCCATCTAGCACGGCCAGCTTGAGTTTCTGTCATCTGTATCATAGCTAACTCATCTTTAAGCTCTTCTATTTCTACAACGCATTCTTCCAAAGTATCATACTGTCTACCTTTTAACTCATCTTCTACATTAGACAATCCGACACTAATAGCGTCGTAACGTGGAAAAAGCACAACTTTATCTTCGAAGTCTTTCCTTAAGCCATGATTAGCTTCTTCCAACCATTCATATCTAGCAAACTGACACATCTCTAGAATATGCAATCCACGTTCACCATCGGTGTCTTGTTCTTTATTTGGATCTATTATCGGCCAAATTGCAACTTCGCCCTCTCTAATCTTGTCTTTATCATGTAAAGACTCCATAACAGCAATGCCGCCACCCTGAGCATCCATAGCAACATGTATACATGGAAACAATCTCATTAGATCACGTATTTTTCTTGCACAATAAGAATAAAAATCATTATCGGAAACAAAACCCCTTTTAACCTTTTCTTTGTGGTCAGCACGAGTAGTTGTCCAACAATGAACAATTCTTCTATGGTCGCCATTTAGTTCAATAACAACAATACTAAAATTATCAACTTCGGAGGCAGGGTCAACGCCGAAAACATATTTCTTATCTGGGTCTCCCATTAATTTTGCTTCGAATAGAATATCTTGCCCGTTACTATTTTTGATAGGCTCTAAATCAGAACTGACACATGATTCTATGAGAGTACGCTTAAAGAAGCCCTGAGAGTCCCTAGTAAAGCACGCACCGTACTCCATCATATAAATGCCCGCATGTACCGTAGCTTTTGATCGAGCGACGTGAGCGGCATCCATGAAGCCGTCAGGGAGTAATTCAAATGGTATACGTATAATAGAATATTGAGTCCAGTCAAATTCTTTTGGCGGATCGTCTCCACCGAATAATTCTCGTAGCTTGTTTGGTTTGCCACGGCTAGAAATTATGCCCTTCCATTTTTTCCAATAGCTAGCAAAATGATTAAAATCATAATAAGCAGTTCCAGAAAGCACAATTTGGTTATCTTTGTTATCTAGGTACTCATCTTCAGTTTCTAATTCAATCCCCAACTCTTTAGCTTTTTTTCTCGCTGCTATCCGTTGTACATTATCAATCGGTTCCGCCTTAACGACACCGAACCCGGCTACAACGGTTTCGAAGATATCACGAGGAATAGAAGCGAATTCATCAGCAAGAATATCGTTTGCACGTTGACCACGGATCTTCTGACCATCACCAAGTGGTAAACAAGTTACTCGGCTACCATTAAGACGCATAACACAACGATCCGTCTCTCTTCTTGGTCCACTATTAACATCGCAAATACTTCTTAGTATAGGTGAATTATTCCATATGGTTTCCATATACTCAAAAAGAACTTTAGATTGCCTAAAGGCGGCACCAACAACTACAACCTTACGATTTGGCAATAATATACATCTTAAAATAGCGTACAAAGATAAGATGAATGATTTACCAAACCCACGAGAAGCAATTAACATAGGGAATTTTCGGTTCCACATTTCATGCAGCATCAATGCTTGAGAAGGCAAAATCTTAATATTGAAGATGTGATAACACATAAAAGAAAAGTATTCTGGTTTTGACAATAACCAAGTTACCTTTAAATGAAAGTCTTCATCATCAGGAGACAAAATAGACATAGGATTAAATATATCTCTTTCAGATACATCCAACCCTAGCCAAGCGTCATTTATTTCAATTAATTTACTTTCCTTCATTTTTCACACTATCTAAGTCATACCTATTACCAAGTATATGATCTGCAAAACCGTGTTCCACAGCACCACGAGCAGTTAAATACCAATCTCCGTTTTTCATTTTTCTCATTATGTAATTTCTGGCTTTTTCTATTGTTCCACCTTTGTAACTCTCTTTAAAAATTTTAGATTTTACAAAAACATTTGAGTATATTTCTAGCATTACATCGCAACAATATTTATCGTACTTGTTAGCTGCCTGTGTGTCAAGATAGTTGCCTTCATAACCACCATTACCATAGTGCGACATAAAGTAAGAATGGGAAGTCATAACACGATTATCCGCCGCTTGTAGTATAATACTACTCATAGATTCGGCTTGGCCATAAACAACAATAGACACAAAAGATTTGCACATTGTTATTGCGTCATATATAGCCATGCCGCTTTGCCAGTCACCTCCAACGCTAAACATGTGTACCACAATAGGTCTACTATTGACACTATCAAGTGTTCTTATATTCTTGATAAATTTTGCAGCCATTTTGTATTCGACACCGGGATCTTCTTCCTCGTTACCAATGTGACTATGAAGATATATCTCGCGAGATTTAATATTTATATTGTAGGAGTGTATATCGCCTATGACATCCGTAGTCTCCATTATTGCTTCCTTTCATACTTACTATTTATTCTTTTGAATAAGCTATTAGCATACAAAAAAGCATTGTGCTTATCGCCACAAAAAACGACATGTACATCATCGTTTACTTGGAATTCCATTAATGTTCGTAAAATATATTTTCCAGTTATCTTGACGCTACTCTTATTTGGTATCCTCGTATCTTGTGGAAACTTCATGAGATCTTCTAAGGTAAATTCTAAAAGTATAAACCTATGAGGAAACTCTTTCATTCTTTCGACCTCTGCAAGGAACTGTTTTTTCTTCTTACCAAAGTTTATAGCAACCTCTTCGACACAGCCCTTTCTTTCTATACAGATTTTATCTTCTAATCCCACTAAGCTATAATCACCGGTATCTAACTTGCGTACCACCATCCCTAGACATTTATCAAATTTACTAAAATGATAGCCTTCCCTTTCTCTAGTGTCGCGTATAACCGTATAATCTGGAGCCTTAGTCATCTTTTCTCCATCTTATTATATCTATAAACAATGATTCATACATTTCTTCATGTTTAGTAACACTTTTATGACAGGAGCTGCATAAAGTAATACCGTTATCAACATCATATCTAAGATTTGAAGCTGACGACCATTTTCTAATATGGTGGGCATTCAATCGTTTTTTACGACCACAAGAGGGCATTTGACAAGTAAATCCATCTCTTTTGAAAACTCGAATTCTCCACTCTTTATATACAGGGTCGTTATAATCCCTTTTCATTGCACTCCTCTACACGTTTAATTTTGATATCTTCTAATATCTCTCTAACAAAATTTAAAGCTTTCTTGTTTTTCTTTTTTTGCTTTAAGAGAATCTTAGCTAACTTAGAGCTAGCCTTAAAACATGCATCATCAGGATCATTAGCAATAACAGATATCACGGGGTCTACTGTATTAAACTCATAAAGCTTATATTCATTGATTCTACCCATCACTATCTCTAGACACATATAAACTTTATATAATTTCATGAACTAATCTCTACTAGAGAAAAAAACTATTTTACATTTTCAGTAATTACATAAGAAGATACACTAGTGCATGACTTATCGATATCATAATCGACCATTCTAGTTACTAGATTTTCAAATGAATTACTTGGAGTCCATTTTAGAATGTTACGTGCCTTAAAATTCTCTCCTTTGAGGAAATCAACTTCTGCGGGCCTATAAAACTCAGGATCTATAAATACATAACGTGACCAATCTCCCAGCCCGGCATGGTCAAATGCTATTTCTAAAAATTCTCGAACATTATGGGTTTCGCCAGTACAAATTACATAATCGTCTGGTTCTTCTTGTTGCAGCATCATCCACATGGCTTCGACATAATCTCCAGCAAAACCCCAGTCTCTGAATGCTTCTAAGTTGCCAAGCCTTAATTTTGGGAAATTATGGTTCCAAGGCTCTTCTTGGTTCGAGCAGAACAAGGTGTCAATGTCTTCCTTAAAACAAGAGCTGGAAAGATTTTTTAAAGATATATTATTAAAAGAAATCCATTCTACGAATTCACCAATCCACTTGGTTATTTTTCGAGTCACAAAGTTTTCGCCTCTACGTGGAGACTCATGGTTGAACAAAATTCCACAGCTTCCATGTAAATTATAAGCCTGTCTATACAGTCTCACAGCTTGATGAGCAGCTACTTTAGCAACGGCATACGGTGATTGGGGTGTAAAGCGGGTCATCTCGTCTTGGTATTTATCCTCATAAACTTCTCCGTTAGATTTTTTTGGAAGTCGGATGTCGTAGCTGTCACCAAACATCTCACTAGAACTTGCTTGATAAAACCGTGCATCTAATCCAACATCTACGATACTCTGCAGAATATTCAAACATCCTTTCCCGGTGATATCCCATGTGGTTCCGGGTTGCTTAAAAGAGACTCCAACATGAGACTGAGCGGCCAGATTGTATATTTCGTTTACATCGGGGTTTTCCAGTAAAATATTTGTAATACTAGATACATCTGTTACGTCGCCGGTCACGAGATCAAACCCCTCGATATCCAGCAGATGCCTGATACGCTCGGCATTGTTCACGCTGGATCGTCGGTAAACACCAATTACTTGATATTCTTTTTCTAATAGTAACTCTGCAAGATAACTACCATCTTGCCCTGTCACTCCGAATATAATCGCTTTCATTGTCCGTTCCTCCAAATACCTTTATGTATCAGTTGACTGAATATTGCTGTCTTGTTCGTCGTAAAAAACCGTTTCATGATTCAAAAATGGTCGATCCACATCTCCATCTTCATATTTATGAAAAGCACCAAGTCGCCGCTTTTCTTTTTCCATTGATAATCGCATCTTTTCCATCTCTAACCCATAATCTCGCATCTTTTCCGGATTACTGATAAGAAACGAAAGCCATCCAGTAAAGCTTTGGTTACTATCTTCAAGTCGCTTAACCCGTTGTTCCCTAGTGGCTTTCATTTCCTTCAGCATCTTGTTCTTCTTGTCCTGTAGATCCCGATAATCCCTACCAAGTGCTTCTGTAGAAGCCTTAAGAGATGCCGCCTGCCTTTCCATGTTGAAAAGCTGGTCTCTATCCTGATCCTCCGCCCTATTCCTTTCCTGTGTTATTAGAACTTCTAAGGCCCGTACTTGTTCTAAGTTATCCTTACTCGCAGACAATGAACGATTCATTAATAGATCCAGCTTGATAAGGTCTACCACCTGGACTTCTTCGGTTGGAATTACATCATCTTTAAATTGAGAAATTATCCTTGACCAATGATACCTAAAAAGTTCTAATTCTTCCTCCGTAAACTGCTCCTTGATATTAGACCAGTACGGACGATCCTCTAATTGATATGCCGCCTCTTCTTCGCCGGACAAACCGATTTTAAATTTTCGCTTTATGAACTGTTGTATACTATCGGGATCTCTATCAAGCTTCTCCGCAATCTGAATATGAGACATTAGAGACAAGTTATCCTGTATATACTGTTCTTCTGTTTTGGATATCCTACCTTTCTTCATAAAAACCGTTATCCTCTAATATAGTTTTAATTGTTTCTTTAATATCCTGCTTGCGAGAAATCGGAACATATACCTCACTCATCATTTTAAGATAGTCCATACGCATAGATGGAGGCAAATCGCGATTGATAATACCGATCATATCTTTCGTGTCAATATTATAACCCTCATCATCCACAAATGTTTCTTCCAGACTATCCTCGTTTTCAAGCTGTGCCGGTTTAAGAATATTAATACGTTGAGGAGAATCATTTGTAGTAAAATGGTTATCTCTTACAAAATTCTTTAGGCGATTCGAAAGGTTAACCGATAAGAAATTTTCCAGTTTCCTTGTACTATCATAACGGTGAAGTGCGTCCATGCAGATAATAAATGACTCTTGTTTAATATCATCGACCGTATAACCGTAAAAGGTATAACGAGGTGCAATACGATTAACCACAATCATAATCTGGTCAACCACTTGTTGCTCTGTCATACCTTTTGGAACCTTCAAAATAACCGTCCTATTCTATTTAGCTAGCTAGTTGGGAGTAGTGGTGACACTAGCCCAACCTTGCGACGTAAAGACTTCCAGACAGTCAAGCTCATCATTATAATATAAAAAACCTTTCTGTGGATGCTCTGGTCTAGAATCAGATCGCAGATGTATGTGCCCACAAGTTAAGCGGTTTTCTAATTCCAGTCTGCTAGTAGCAAGAATTAACGGTTTTTCCGATTCCTTAACGGCGGAAACAATACGGTCATCGGTTAAAATTATCCGCAACTCCGCCCCGTCAATAGACTGGATCGTATTGTTAAGTCTGCCGAGAACAGTGTTGTCCTCAAGCTCAACGGGCGTTGGATCGAATCTGTCAACACTACACAGGACGGAGTTGGGAGTAACCATTGCTTCAAGATAATTTTCGGGAACATATGTACGTACCACGAAATAATCCGCTTCTAGATTTAATTCTACGGGCCTTCCATTGGTGTTATAGAATGTACCCCGACTATCAGTTGTTCTAAATGCATACTGCCGTTTGAAAGCTTTTTTGCTGTCACCATATGAATAAACTTCTCCTATACCATACTCTGACTGAATTTCTTGTCCATCATCATAAGATGTAATAAGATAAAAGAAATTCTCTTTTTCTGGCAGTTTACCCATACAGCAGTCATTATCGCATATGGGAAGTTCAGAAGCGGTTTTCTCATACTCACGACAGTCTAGAATTTCGAAATCGTCACTGTGCGGAATCCTCCTGCATGGAGATATGTAACCCGGCTTACTCATGACGCTAATCACTAGTTTTCACCTCGATTATCAGATTCTTTGTCTTCCTGTTCATCATCACGACCAAGACCAGTACCACCACCACCACCACCACCAATGCTCAAAACGGAGGCTATGGAACGATCTTGCTCCTTAAGCTCATCAAGAATCTCATCGTTTAACGCAGCAGTTGCCCTAGTTACCATCGTAGTCTCGCACACAAAAGGAGCGGCTTCGCTACCATCTGCAAATTCAGTACTTTTCATATTGACACCTCTCGTTATATTGAAAAAAAATGGGATGAAGTGCTGAATCCTAATCTAGTCAGGATGACTGCATGAATCCCATAAGATTCTATGAAATAAGGAGTTGAATTCTATTTGTATAGAATAACCAGTTGAATCTCATTAGAATCTATTTATGTAGGAAGTATAACTTCCTACTAGTAATATACACCAGAAGCGGTTTTTGTCAAATAAATTTCTCGTTTTTAAGAAAATAGTTCAAAAAAAATACAGAACAGGGGCAAATGAGTAACTATTAGGGGCTGATAGGGGTGGTTTCGATAGTACATTTACATTGAGGCGTTTGAAAAGTGTGTAGACCACCCCTCCTAAATTACCCAACCAGCCTACCTTGCCAAAAGCCACTAAAACCCCCGCCTTACCTAGACTACCAAGCTTACCAAAGGTAACTTCTCAATATTGGTAACGTTATTCTTAGCGATAAGAACAGCAACGACAATTGAGACTGAGTCTCAATAGGGATGATCTTAAGAATCTGGCGAATTGTTATCTTGCAATCAGTGGCAGAATGTCGATAATAAATACAGACGCAAGACAACAACAACTCAAACGGGAGCAACACTCATGACAGTAGCAAGCCAAGCAATTACATTCTTCAACAACGAAACCGAAACAAATATCACTCTGAAACGTAGTGATACCATCGCACTGGAAGACGGTACGCAAGTGATCATCGAAGCTCTGGATAGCTCTGGTCATGTCTGGTTTACACTGGACGATACTTTCCAGTGTGTCGATTTTAAGACTATCACCAAACTGTAGACCGTCACAATCTAAGGGGCTGGAACATCCAGCCCCTACACTTTCAACCAGGAAGCAACAATGGCAATCAGTGAACAAACCAGACAGGCAGTATTGATCCGGGACAACTGCCGTTGTCGTGCCTGTGGATTCTCGGACACGTTGACAATGGAAATCGACCATGTTAAGCCGCGTAGTTTGGGCGGTCTGGACGATCTGGACAATCTGCAAGCTTTGTGCTCGTTCTGTAACAATACGAAGAAGAACGTGATTATCGAAGGCCTGGCAATTCAGGCACCTTGCGAGGGATTCGGGAACCAGGGGCACGTTACCGCCAAGCGTATTGCATTCCGGCAGTATGTCGCACAATCGCGAGCCAGGCAAGTTGAGGAACTGACAAACCAGGCACGAGCCTGGAAGGCAGAAGGAACCAGGGGATTGACAATCAGGAAACGCCTGGAGAATAAAACGACATCCGGAATCGTCGAAGATATCCTCAAGAATATCCTGTCAGCTAGTCGATAGGATTGACATAACAACTCACCATAGAGTAGAATCTACTCTCACACTTCACACCCAACAGGAAGCAACAACCATGAAAATTTACATCGACCAGAACCAAGCAACACGCAACAACGTGTCATACTTTGACGCCGGGGAATTGTCAGTACGTGCCGATAAGCTACTCAACAGCAGGATTGACGGATACGACGCCGAACACACTGCACTGCTCACCGGATACGGACAGGCTACACTTGTCCTAACACGCGACGACAACGACGACCCAGGCTGGTGGACAATCAAACAGGCTGGCACAACCATGGAAGCTGGCGAGTCTGTATCGTTTACGTACAACGGGAAAGCAAGGCAGGGCAAGGTGATCGACGCACCTTGGAAAGCCAAGACAGGATACACAGTTTGCCGCGTTGAGTGTGTTGGGGAAGAATATCCAAAGACGTTCAATGTTGACAGAATGGGGAGTCTGCAGAATGTTGGTTGATTTCATAATTGCCATTTGCGGGATCGGATTTCCATTATTGGGAATCTACCCGCTTTGCCGGAAATAGCCTTGACAAGGGAAGGGCAAGACACGGAGTGTCTTACCCGACCCTGTCGGGTAATGTTGTAGCCAGTCAGCCAGCCAGAAAGTGAGAAAATGAGAAGATTTGCCGATTTTAGCCTTGCATTGTTGGAAGTAGTCGTTCCGTGTGTTGCCATGATGGGACTGATTCAACTCGTAGTGTATTTGCTATTGAATTATTGACGTAAACCCTTGCCACATAACGACTTACGACGTGAAAACCGGCCCCGTGAACATAAACCCTTGTACGGCAACGACTTACGGCAAAAACCAAATTTCTTAAAAATAGGGAATGTTTATTTTCTTGGTAATGACGGCGGCATTCTCATCAATGGGATCTTAAAAACTTGGCGGATTGTTGTATTGCAATCCGTTCTGAAATGACGATACTACTTACAGACACGAAACAAAACAAAGGGAGCAACACAATGTGGAAGATCATCAGACAACACCGGGTAGCATACGACGCAGTTTATAACGGGGCTGATCTTATGGATTACCCTGCGTTCTTTCAGGCTCTTTACAACTACTTCGTTTTCGGTGGCGAAATGCCTTACGGGGTCGCCAAGGCACGATTCGGAGATCCTGCCGAATGGATCATGGATCGTTCAGAAGTATGGCACGGACCCTCATCATCATGGGACGCATGTGAATCATACGAGGGATAGAATTGGACGCTACTAGGGAGCCGGATTTTCCGGCTCCCGTCACTCTCAACAGGAAGCAACAAGATGAAATTCACACCAGAAGCCGACATTCAACACGAAATCACTCAGACCGTTTTGGAATTTGAGAACAACGACGGCAAACTGTACAATGATGCAATGAGAACACTCAGCACACACTACAAAGAAGCTTGGAACGCTTTAGATGCCGAAGCGTTAATCTTTATCCAATTCTACAAAAGCGAATTGCAGCACAAAAATATTAAAGTAAAACTTGCGGCGGCGACTGAAATTGTAAATGGTGCCGTTGCTGAATTTGAACTTGGGAACTTTTGGGAGTAAGAAAATGCAAACGAGCGAACTGGTAACATTGAACGGATGGGAATTCGATCTCTCAGCCTACGAAAACCGGGATCATTTCACTCACACGGTCTGGCAAGAAACTTTCGGACATTATGACCAAATTGACACCACGGTTTACGCTGTTGCCGTAGCGAATCGCGTGGAATCCGCCGCAAAAGTTTTATGGGATATCAACCAATGATTACGGTTTTCTCAATTGTAGGAATCTTTCTGTTTGCTCTTGTGTTCTCTTGGGCAATGGCGGAAACCATCGCAATATTGACGGATATTTTTACCTAAACCCTTGGTGGCAAACGACTTATGTCGCCAAGCCCCGCCGCGTCGTCGTAACCTGTTAAGTGCCAACGACTTACGGCAATAGCTTAAACTTGCCATAAACTTGGGGAATAACTATTGACCACGGAATAGAATGCCGATAATATACGTATCGGGTTACAATTCACTTTCTTTAAAGGTTTGACACGATGAACAGTTTTGATGAGATTCAATGCGAAGAAACCCCAGACCACCAGTGGAACAGCATACTGGAAGAAACCACTTACTTTCACGAATGGATGGAATTTCAGGATCGTAAAACACAAGACGACTGGGATTGCAAGCTTTCTGATCTAAACGCAGAACTTCAGACCGTTGCCGCCTAACATCCCACCACCAGCCGCCCTACGGGGCGGCATTTTCAGGGGTTTGAAAATGTCCGAATTCAAAACATGGGATTCTTACACGGAAGTTGAGAAACTTCAATGTGTGGTCAGTGATACTTACAAGGACCACTTCAACGTGCGGCCACGTCACTACACTCCAGAACAGTGGAGCAACAAAGAATTCTTAAAGAAAGAACTTGACTGGCTTTACGATAAAGGTTAAATAACGGCAGGTGTCCAATCGGACCTTGTCCGATAATGTCTGCAGTCAGCGGGCCAGCAGTCACCGAGAATTTTATAAGGGAGAAAATAATGGTTGAAGCGATAATACAGCTTTTAGTAATGCTAGCAATTTTGTATGGCTGTGTATTTCACAGTTCAGGGACTACTCTGGCTTATGTACTTTGTGCGGCTTGGATGTTGACAATTATGGGTTCATTGCGTATATTTACAAGTGCGATCAAAGACATTATTGGATATCACGAGGATTGATCAAATGACATTTCAGGGTTCTGTTGACGTTCTGCAAGACTACAAAAACGGCAAGAAATTAGACCATTTTGCTTGGCCAGGCGGATATCAGATGTTCTATTATGTTTACGCGGATAATGAGCATATGCACTGCTGTCCAGACTGCACGAACAAAAAAGACTTTTATGAAGAATTCGAAGATGTAAACCGCGTCGAAGCGTTTATTAACTTGGAGGATCAAAATCTCACTTGCGATGTGTGTGAACAAAATATCCCAGCATCTTACGGCGAAAACCAGCCTATAAATTGATATAAGACCCGGCCCCCTTGCTGTCTCAGTGTCTGTTGGTCTATTCGAATGCAAAAAAGACCGGGTGGGAGTCACACCCACCAAAATACAGATGTTGAAGGGTATAAAAGCCGGGTAGGATCTCGCAGTCCTTTGTGTTTACGTGTTGCGTTGCTTCCTCACGTAGCACAAGGGACTGGTTTTTTTATGGAAAAATAATGAAAACTAAAATATTGTGCAAACTAATGCGTCCAAGCACTGACAGTTATCTTAAAGTGGAAATTCCTCAAGAAATTGGTCCCCACGAAGAAGACTGGAAGAATTGGATCTTGCAAGAATTCAATGCGACGTTTATCCTAATGGACTTTTACCTTAGTGACGCCAACGGCGACAGGGAGTTGAAATGAGCACTGAACTGATGGCAGCAACAAACGACAGCGGAACAATTACTATGACCGGACTGTACCGAGATGGACAACCACGTTACCAGATCACAGTAATGAGCAAAACTGGACTTTGCCGACCAGATGCTGTTTATCTGGAAGTTGACGCCGAGACCATTGCAAACATGCAAAGATGTGTTAATAACTACGAAACTCCGGAGGTGTAAAAGGGTTGGCAATAATCGTCCTAAGTCTTAGCCCCGCAAGGGGTTAGGGCCAAGGGGCCGGTTTTTTTGACGTAAGTTGTTGGTGTATATAGACTTACGTCGATTTTTGTGTATAATAGTAGGTTGATGGACAAGTGTCCAATCGGACCTTGTCCGATAATGTTTATAGCCAGTAGTCAGCAGTTGTTGACATGGTTTCATGTTTTTGTTATAATGGAGGTGTAGGATGAGGAGTAGATTAGAAGGAAGTCAACAGAAGGCAGACATTTTTGTTGGTTCTGAACTAAGTATTGGAAAAGTTGTCAAGATTCGTCACGAGGGTGTCGATGTTAAGAATAATGGCAACGAGTTTTTTGTTTCTAGGACAGCTATAGAAAAGGTTTTTGCAGATGATCAAAACACACAAACGAACAGGTAGCCAAGTAAGTTTCATGTATCCAGCACGGGGAAAGGGAAATATCCTGCGACGTGTCAAGGGTGTAGTTGAAGAAAAGGGTAACGGACCAAACGGACCATTCCTTAGAGTTCTTGAGTCTAATGGCGAATACAGAACTTTCAGCACTAAGAAAATTGTGGATATGTAATGAAACCGTTCATTCGTAATTGTTCAACCGACAGTAAAGTGTCGGAACTTATCGATCCAACAAAGCCGGTGGAGGTTTACAAAAATCTCCATCGGGGCTGTTGGTCGGTTCGACAAAGCGGCATTGTTAGATTTCACACCTATGCAATAGCATTAGAACAGTGCCAATTCAAAGTGAGCGAATCAGGACGGCAGAGAGTTCTGAGAGAAAAACGGAAAAACGTTCACGCCTTTATTAAGGGCATCTTTATAACAAAAGGTGATCTTGTGAAAGGTGACAAGGTGACATACAATCCGTACAAAATGTCTTCGTTTAGACATCTCGGAGGACCGTGTCATAACATGAACGCTGTGATATTAAATACAGTAGGTGTTTACGAACTTCTTCCTCACCCTTATCTTGTGGAGAATTGAGATGAGAATCTTAATAATTGCTAGTCTACTATTATTGCCGGGCTGTAAAGTTGTAAGCTCATTTGCAGTAGATCATAGTTTTCACAAAGAAGCGACACAAGCTAGAGCCAAAATTCAGTTTGAACATTGTTTCTAAACCCTTATGCCGTCTCGACTTACGACGGCAGGGCGGGCCGCGTCGGCCTAAACCCTTTGCTGGTAACGACTTAGGTCGAATACCTCATTTTGTGCATAAATGGTCTTGAGTATTTCAGGGGATGCCCTACAATGGGAAGTTACAAGCGGAAAGTTGGAAAAAACTCAAAATAGGTGAGAATATGTTCTCGAAAGCCAACGTAAAAATCCAAGAACTCGCAAAACATCCTGACCTACAAACATTTTTAGAAAATCGTCGCAAAATTTACTCTTTCGACTTGATTTCTGGACACTCCTGCCCATTTGCTGATAAATGCCTGTCAAAGGTTATTATTGTTGACGGGCGACGTAAAATTGTAGATGGTCGCAATACAGAATACCGATGTTTCTCAGCGTCTCAAGAAGCATTGTTGACAAACGTTTATAACAAGCGATCAAACAATTTTGAAGCATTGAGACAAAAGACCACCAATGAGATGGTCGCGATAATTTCCGACATGATGCCAAACAATCTCGGAATATGCAGGATTCATGTTGCCGGTGATTTCTTTAATAGGAAATATTTTCGGGCATGGCTACAAGTTGCCGAATCGAATCCTGACCGCCTGTTTTATGCCTACACCAAAAGTCTACCGTACTGGCTGGATAACCTGGGAAACATCCCAGACAATATGATTCTAACGGCTTCTTACGGTGGGCGGTGTGACCGGCTTATCCATCAGCTCAACCTACGATCTGCCACTGTAGTGTTATCATATGAAAGGGCGGAAGAACTAGGTTTAGAAGTTGACCATGACGATTCCCATGCTGCAAATCCATTGACTAAAGACCAGGATTTTGCTCTAATGATTCACGGACCACAACCGGCAGGCAGCGAAGCATCGGCAGCGACTTCTGAACTCAAGAAACAAGGAAGGAAGTTTTCTTACTCTAGATAGAAAGGCATCGGATGGCCGCTTTATTTTGCTTGACAGTCTATGTCGTGTTGACACACTGGCTGGAATAGCTTAGGGAAGAAAACGGGGCGGGAGTGTAAAAGCTCCCGCCTTTTTCAAAATTTAACCGGAGAACTTAGATGATTGCAAGAACTGCTGAAGAATTGGTTGAGAATTATCCGAGACTGCATGTATCTAGTGCGACTGAGATTATGCGAGAGCATAGTTTGGAACCATATGTGATCTGGGGCAAGGAAACAGGCGAATTGTTGGTTGATATGATTAGTCAAGAAGTTATCTGTCGTGTGGGCGATAATGGTTGTATTGATACCAAAACTTTGACAGACTGGATCGGATACTAAATGACCGCTTTAATAGACATAACCGGGCAAACGTTTGGCAAGTGGAAAGTCATTAAAAGATCCGACCAACCCAACGTATACACTCTATGGCAATGTCAATGCAAATGTGGGAAAGTTAAAAATGTCGCAAGTCAACATCTTAGATATGGCAACTCTAAACAATGTTTAAGTTGTGCAAACGTGACACGAAAAAAATCGACGTAAACCCCTTGAGGGTAACGGGTTATGACGACCCGGCCCGCCGCGTGACCCTAAGTCCTTTGATGCCAACGACTTACAACTATTTTTGTAAATCCGGCCAAATTGTTATTTTGAAGCAATTATTAGTTACAATCTACGCCGATATAAACTACAATGGGATTTCGCCGGGAACATGTGTTTCCAGCACTTAAAACCTTTTGGAGAATTTGAGCTATGCACACTACAGCAAACGAAGCCGTTGAGACCGTCAAAGCAAAATTTGATTTCAGCGTTGACAAGTTTCCACTGTTCGGACCTGATCATATGCCGACCGACCAATACGGTTTGTTTCATTCAAAGGATGGATATTTGAAGGGTGTAAAATCCGTTTCCCCGCGTTATGTGCCGCATACTACTGAGCAGGTAGTCGCACTGACTGAAGCGGCTGCAGAAGTGTTCGACGGTCAAATTTCTGTTAAATGTCATTTCAACAATGGACACTATGTCCAAATGAAACCGACTGACGATGACCGTAGAAACATGTTCAGCGTTACCAATGGCGACAACGTGTTTCCTCGTTTTATGGTTCGCGGTGGTTTCGACGGTACTGGTTTTAAGGCTTCCATCGGATACTATCGGGACTTATGCGACAATCTGTCAATGATGAGATCCGTTAGTTCATTCTCACAGTCGATTCGTCACACTTCCGGATTGTTACCCGCAATGGACGAACTGATTGGAACTTTCTCACAGTTGAAAGAATCGTGGTTCACTCTGACCGATATGATCGCTCAGATGCAACAGCGAACAGTCGATATGGAAGAGTTCTTAGAAAAAATCTACGACGTACCTAAAGACGACGCGGGTCGTCGTGAGATGACGATGCACAAGAACAGGAGTACATTAATCATGAATAGGCTGTGGGAAGAACTCCGGAAGACCGGGCAAATGAAGGCAAACAGCGACAATACTTCTAGTGTTCCGGCGTGGTTCGCTTACAATGCTGTGCAGGGTTTTGAGCAGCACGACGCTATTCGTCGCAACATGCCCGATACCAACCGGAAATTTGAACGGATTATACGTTCCCAAAAATGCGGTTTTGTTTTGGACGCGGAAAGACTAGCCCTCACGGCATAGGCTGGGATGCCTAAGTCAAGACCCGTTCGGAGAAATCCGGGCGGGTTTTTTTATTGCCGTAAACCCTTACCACCAAACGAGTTAAATCGGCCCGGCCCGCCGCGTCGTCGTAAACCCTGTTATACCAACGACTTAGGGCAATTGTTCTAAAAATTCTTGACATGCGTTGATTGGCCTTGTCGGTTTTAATGGGATAGCGTAGAATGGATAGCTGGTGTGTATATGGTGCAAGGAGGAACCACTACCCGGTTATTCATTCATAGTTATTCACTCGGTGAACTATTAGTTCATTGTGAATGTTGGATGGCCGGGTATTTTTTTTGGCCGGGTGGTGGAATAGGCAGACACTCAGGACTTAAAATCCTGTGCCCGTAATGGGCGTGCGGGTTCAAGTCCCGTCCCGGCTAACAACAGGGTCTATAGCTCAACGGTTAGAGCAGCGAACTCATAATTCGTTGGCTGTAGGTTCGAATCCTACTAGACCCAATCCTTCCTCCCGGTTACCCGCAAGCTCCCCGTTTGCATCATGGGTGACCGGGTTTTTTTGTGCCCTGATTTGTCTTACCGCATCCCTGCGGATACGCGACTTGTTTAACTGCCAGCGGAAAATGGGCAAAATAGGGATGGTGGGACTTGAACCCACGACCACCGCTTTATAAGAACGACACTCTTACCAACTGAGTTACATCCCTGTGGACTGCCTGAACCCATCGGATCGCAATTTGTTCAACAGTCAGCGACATTATAGCATTTACTTGTTTACGTGTCAAGCCCAATCCGTCACAATCGCAAATTGTTTAATAGTCAGCGATAGAGTAGTATATTATTTCAGACTAAATTGGAAAAGTTGATATTTTGTGGTTGGAGAAAGGGCTTCTCGTGGCTACTATAGATATAGCTTATACAAATATTTATTCTGAGCGACTAGCGAAGGATAAACTTGTGTTTAAGTGAACCCCAAAGGTGAACGGTATCTCGACCGAAGGGAGTTATCGAACGGAGTGAGATCTATAAAGCTTCAGGGGAGGGTCTATCAAAAATTGATCTATTGTTTTATATTGATACAGTGTGCAGCAAGACCAGACAGTCAATCGCAATATTTTATATTAAAAGGGAAGGGGTTAGTGTATAATATTGTATGACTTTAACCTTATAAGGAGTTATACAATGAATGTATTCAAAAACAGTATTAAAAAATCTGCTAAATCCTTTATTATTTGGGGTTTAGGATGTGCTTTTGGGTTGCTTGCGTCACCGATGTCGTATAACATATACAGCTCATTAGTTGCAACGCCCGGTAACGTTGTAGCACTGAACACTGACACTATTAATAAAATAGCAACAGCATGTGACCTATTACATCGTAATTCTGATATGATGGGCAGGTATAGTCATTACCTTTCACCTCACCCGATAGATGCAGAAATTCCATTTTGTATGGAGTGTTCTGGTGCAGAATTTAAAGAAGAGGATCTTGACTTAGGAAAACCTACAGACGACTTCTATGTAAGACTTTCCCAAGTTTACGATGACTCGCGAGAAATTAATAGATCCTTGGGCAGTATGATTAATGCTTTAGCTGTACAAAATGAAACCCTAAATAATGCCTTACGAAGATTGAGAGATCAGTCTTACCCTAAGTAAACCAATCGCACCATATGTAATAGTCAGCGACAAAGGAGTCAGTTGTTGTGAAGAAGTTTTTATTTATAATGATGTGTTTGTTGCCCTTGAATGTCATGGGTGATGACGCTAAACCTGAACCTTTAACGGCTCAACAAGTTGCTCAAGTTCGTGCCGACTATATGGCAAAGTATAACTATCGAGGCCATCCCCCTTTCAATATTCCTAATAACCGTTTATGGCGAGTTTCTAGGTTTGAGGGTGCCGGATGGTCTAGAGCAAATGCAAACCCCAAAAGGATAGGCACTTGCATTCCTCGTTATAGAATGACGCTTGTAGCTGATGCTTGGGCCAAAAGTAAATACGGTACATATCGTATTAGATTGTGGAGATAAATGAACCTAACCGCCGTTTTCCTCGTGATGATCTCGCCTGTATTCCTTCCCTCCTCCGGTTTAATAGCTTAAAAACTCCAAAAACACTGGGTTTATCTAAAAAGGTCTACTTTTCTACCTAGTGAAAACACTTTTTAACGCTATAAAAATCCAAATAACCTATTTTTAGTCAAAAAACGACTCCATTTTTGGTATATATCAGAATTCAGTGGATTATTGTAACTAGATTACGATTCAACATCTCATTCTGTTTATACCAACTATGGGGCTGTTTCACCACTATGCTATTCACATAACCAGCAAAAATATTGACTTTTTGATGCTTTGGGCGTGATCCCCATGTGTGAAAATTTTTATTGCCTGTACCCCACCCTAAATTCTCACATTTGAGAAAACTCTACATATTTCGGTTACTTGTATTGCCTTATACTTATAGTAGTATTAGTATTGTGTATAGAGTAATAAATTGATTGATGAAGTTGCATTTTCGTAGATGTTGGACTTTTGAGAAAATCAAGCACGTTTAAGTTGTTATAAGTGTAATCTCTCTCTATATTGTGTATCTTAAGTTCATAGTAAAAGAGAGAAAACTGCACAAAAAAACCTTTCTAGAGAAAAACTGAGATGAAATGATAAATAAAAGAATAACTTTAAATGATATCGAACAAGACACCTGCCGTAATATTGCCACTCAAAGATTTAACAACAATAGAAAAGAATGTGTTAATAACGCAAAAATAGGCAAACAGTCTAATAACTTCACCGACCTTGAGGGAATAGGATCAGAATTTGCGTTTTGTAAACTGTTTAATGTTTTTCCAGATCTTTCTATCGAGATAAGATCTTCTCAAAAAGAAGAGGACAATGGAGACGCTATTCTTCACAACGGAGCTAAGGTTGATGTCAAGTCAACTAAATATAAAAATGGGAAATTATTAGCTGTTCCGTGGAAAAAGCCAGATGTTGAATTTTTTGCCTTAATGATTGGTCAGTTTCCATCATATGTCTTTAAGGGATTTATGAAACAAGAAGAATTATGTCAACCAAATAGACTTGGCTCACTGGGATATGGTGAAACATATATTGCTCAACAACAAGAACTAAAAGAACTTGAAGATTTACTTCCTGTAGGAGTTGACAAATGAAACTTATATCTGTTCCACCTGAAACATACTTTATGTCATCAGAGCCTTCACCATTTCACGGCAATGATAATTGTTTAAGTATTGACTATCATCGTGCAGCTATACAAGTTTGGGATAAGCTAAACGATCTTGGTTATACTCCGGCATGTATTATTAACTGTGATATATTTATCCGGCTTTCTGATTTTAAGGATTTAATGATAGACCTTGGTGGTGAATGCTCAATAATGGAGCGTCAAGGTTATCGCTATTCGTGTACATGGATGGACTGTAATGATAACAATCTACCTATAAAGGTTATGTACAGAGAACGCATTGACCAAGAAAGTGGAGATTGGGAATCGATTAATAACTGGAAACCTTTACGTTAAGAGGAGTTATATAAATGGGTAAAATTACTAAAATAGCCATGTGTTTAATGTTCGTTGCTCTTTCTGTTTTATTTACCATCGCTGTTATTGAGAATGGTAAAAAGAGCAGGATTGAAGATCTTAAAGAGATGGGGTTTGAAGACAACCTTATTCTTGCTATTGACAACTATCACACCTACCAAGATTTAGGAGATTAAAATGATTAGCGGTTTACTTTCTTTGTTGACAAAAAGCTTGACTTTTCTAAGGATATGTTTTGCTTCACACATACCAGAAGATTTTTAGGGGAGGTTAGCTATGGACGATAAACAAGTTTGGAAACCTTGGGGTCACTACATTGATATTCATCGACCAGATGATAAAAATATTGTTTTAAAACAAATTGTTGTTGATCCAGACGGTCAGTTGTCTAATCAGTATCATAAAAATCGTACAGAGTTTTGGTATATTGTAAGTGGTGAAGGCGTTATCACTGTAGAAAATTTTGACTTATATGTTACTGATGGTGATCACCTAACAATCAAGCCTATGGAAAAACATATGGTTAAGAATATTGGTGTAGAACCTCTGGTTATTTACGAAACACAAGTTGGTCAGTGTGAGGAAGATGATATAATTCGATTGTCCGATAAATATGGAAGGGGATATATAACAGATGAGTAATTACCGCGAAACAGCATTAGATTCTTTATACCATCAAGCAGTCACCGATAAGGTCAAGGCTGAAGCAAGTTTACAAATTTTACTTGATCATCCTGCTGGCATTGGTGATCATAGTACAGAGGATTTACACAATAATTTAAACCAAGCATTGTCTAGTTTAGCTGATGCTGAAGATAGATTAGAATCTCTTGAAAAATTTAGATCTAAAAACACATAGAGCTAAGGTAAATTGGATTTACCTACTAGTATTACGGAGATAGAATGTATTGTATAGGTAATTGTTATTGCTGGGCATTAATAATGAAATGCTTTTACGGAGGAGAAGTATTCACCATGGGTTCAGAAGTTGGCGAGAAGGGTCGCGAAGTTGAACACTACATGCTGAAAGACAGGAATGGTAGAGTGAGACATTTCAAAAGAGTTTTCGATTTTCTTCCTGAACCCTTGTGTTACTTCTGTTTCATTGGTAAGATCGAAAGATCTGGTAAAAAGGTTGAGTCAAGCTATCGTAGGAGTTGAAGATGACTGATGACAAAGTCCGAGGACTAATTGAATTGATTGATTGGTTTCATGGAAATCAACTAAAGGACAGAGAAGATTCTCATATCCAATTAGAAGTTGATGTTATCAAATCATACCTCAAGGAGTTGACAAATGAGTAAGACAATCAATTACGATTTCGAAGTCATGAGTATGGTTTCTGTTAAGGCTCCGTATGGAACGAATCCTGAAACATTGCATGAAGAAGCCATGATTAAGCTTATGGAAAGAGTAAGAGAGAATGACATAGAACTCTATTGCGAGACTATGTTTGATAGTGAAACAGGATCTTACGAAGAGGTTCCTGAAGAATGGTATGATGGAGATGACAAATGAGTAAAGTTGCTTACGGTAGAAAGCCTTTAGGTTGGTTTGTTCGTCGAACTGACAATGGCATGTTGAAATGTACCGATGGTCAGTGGCGGCACAATGCTGGTGCTATTGAGAACATTAAGATTTGGAAGCACTCTACAAACGCATTGAAGTATGGTGAACGTGGAGTACCAGATCAGGGTGAATTAGGTGGAGTTTCTTTCGCGAAAGTTACAGCATATGCTGTATATGAGGACCAACCTATGAATTGTTATGGTAATTTTGATATGTCATTTTGGGGTGCAGAACACTTTACAACAGAGGAATTGACAAATGACTGATAGTGAATTTAAAACACAGGTAGTTCTTAACTTAAGAAGCATTGATCGATGTATGATATTGCTTGTCGCTATTGCGGGTTCAGCGTGGTTGTTCTGGCTCCTTGGACTTGACAAATGAGTTCTGACGAACATAATAAAGCAATCAATGAACTTAACTGAAGGTTACCATGTATAACTTATGTTGTATTAGCAACGAACTAAAAGACCAAGGCTACAAGTTTCAAACCATGACTTGGAAGCGTTACAATCAATTAGTAGATTCAGAGGGTCAGCAGTTTGCTTTAAACGAGTTGGGCAGTCGCTGGCTCAACAATGTAATCGTTACTCGTTTGTGTATAGAACACTGTCACAGAGAAGGTTGGGGATACCGTGTATCTTCTTCGTTGTTCCCTGTTCTGACTCATCCAGATTTTGAGTACACTATAAAAGATGTGCCGCAGTACGAGCAGATCATGGAGGAATTTCGTAACATTGTGTGTTGCAACGAGACTTGGAACGTGCGTTTGTCTACGCATCCTGACCAGTTCAACGTGCTTGCCAGCGAAAACCAGTCAGCAGTAGACAAGACTATCGCAGAACTTAACCATCATGGTTGGGTTATGGACAAGCTAGGTTGCGAACGTAGTTACCAAAATCCTATCAACATTCATGTCAATAATACCAAGGGCGATCTTGACGACATCGCTGCTCGCTTTATGTCTAACCTAAACAAGACTGATCAGAGCGTACAGTCTCGTCTAGTGATTGAGAACGAGGATAAAGGTTGTTGGAATGTAGATAATCTTCTCCTTCACTTTTTTGACAATTACGGCATTCCAATTACTTATGACAATTTACATGACAAATGTAATAATTCTGTTGTAGGTAATATGTCAGACTGTGCTGACACTTGGCCTTGTAAACCACTGTTTCACTACAGCGAGTCAGCACTAGGCTCGACCAATCCACGCAAGCACGCGGATATGCCTACAGATTGTCCTGTTGAGATTTTATACGATTGGGATATTGAACTCAAATCTAAAGATGCAGCGGTTCGTGCTTGTATTGAGTTGCAACCACTCAAGATTGGTGAAACACTTGCCGAGCCTTTGCGACATGGACTAAACATTAAAGATTGTTTTATCTATGAAGGAGTTGACAAATGAAAGATGGTAAAGATTTAATTAGTGCAATGCAAAAACAGTTTGGCCGAAAGTTTTGGTCTACTGATCATTTAATTAAATTTCTGCATGAAAAAGAAATAGGCAGGACTATCATCACAACTGACCCTAAAGAAAATGAACAATGCATTGAACTAAACGGAAGATTTTCTATTGCAGAGTTAGATGCTCTAGTTATGGCACAAGCCAATGAAAGTAAAGGGGAGTCAAAATGTTAACTTGGTACACAACAACAGAGTGGATTGCTCTACAGTTTAATGGGAAACACTTAGAAGAATTAAATGAAAATGAAACGAATATAGCAAAAAGACTAATGGATGAAGGTTATTTAGTTTCTCATCAAATTAGTGTAGGTGATGGTTCGCAGAAAGTTAGCGTTACTAAGCTATGCTATACTCATAGACCAGAAGTTAGTGATTAATAACCTTGGAGATGAAGTTATGATAACTAAAAATGAGTTGCGTCGAACTGCTCATGATAACCGCAATAAACAAGAAAACAAAGACGAACTAAGTGAATGGATTGTAGGGGCGTTCATGTCCTTGCCTGAATATACTGCTGCATCAACTGTTATGTTTTATATTGATGTCAGGAGTGAGGTCAGGACTCGCCATGTTTTACCAGAGTCACTTAACTCTGGCAAGAAGATAGTAGTGCCTTGGTGTAATCATGATGGAGAGTTAGAGCTTTTCCATCTTCAAAGTATGCATGAATTAGAAACTGGTATGTATGGTATTCTAGAACCTTCTCAAGAATTCCGTCTTCTTCCACGGAAGCAGGTTCAATTAAAAGAATTAGATCTCATAATGGTTCCGGGCGTAGGGTTTGATTCTCGTGGTGCAAGAATGGGTCATGGTAAAGGATACTATGATAAGTTGCTGGAAAATGCTCGACCTGACACATCATTGGTGGCATTAGCATTTGAATGTCAAATGTTTCAAGAGATTCCAGTAGCACCTCATGATGTATTTATGGATAAGATCATCACAGAGAAAAAATGCTATGACAACATTGCATAGTTATATTGATAGAATTAAGTTTTTAATAGTTACAAATTTTGATGAAACAAAAGATACAATAGTGCTAATCCTTGTTTCACTTTGCATTGTTGCCTTGATAAATATATTCTTTTTTGCTAAATACGATGATGAATAAGGAGTTGACAATGTGGCTTGATCATATTGAATATGGAGAAGTTTGTGACGCATTAGCTCGCGATCTGAATGAAGGCTTCTGTATTAATCCAAAGTGTGGCGACCAGACTCTCGGTGTAGAGCCAGACGCTTTTGAGAATAAATGTTTAGTTTGTGGCGAATTTACCCTTTGTGGAGCAGAAATTGTTTTATCGATGTTGGAGGGTAAATAATAACTTTGAAAAAGTCGATGCTTGCATATGGGGTCAGCACTCTTGATCCTAAAATTAAAATAACAGACATAACTACTACTAAAAATAATATTAAAACAAATGTAGACAAGAAGGTTGTAGCTAGACTTCAAGAACTTAAAGATGAGTTTAATAAATTGTCTGAATTATTTGATGTAAATAAAAAAGTTTTAGAGGCTGAGTTTAGGTTCAAACCTATAATTGGTGAAACATATCATTTGTATCAAAATAAAAAAGGCATAGACTTCTTGTCTATGATCGCTCCAGATGAGTGGAATGAAAAATTTATATTTTCCGTAAGATTTAACAGTGATTTAATTTGGGAGCTGGTGAATGATTGAACTTTGGGCGATTGTTGGAGTTATCTTTGCTGCATGTTCTGTTATTGGCAATGATGCGGTACAGACATTAGGAACTTTTATAGCTTCTAATAAAAAGATTAGTTGGTGGACACAGTGGTTGTTTGCTTCTGTTATTTTAGTAGCTACGGTATCTTATGGTTGGTATGTTAATGATGGCGATATTTCTTTTGGCAGGTTGGCAAAAATACCTCATATAGAGATTCAATGGTATCACGCTTTAGCCCCAGCAGTATTGTTGGTGCTAACAAGATTAGGCATTCCAGTATCTACAACCTTCTTGGTATTATCATCATTTGCCAGCACAATTGTGTTTCAAAAGATGTTGATTAAAAGTGCGTTGGGTTATGCTATTGCTGCCGTAATAGCTTACACGGTATGGATTGTAGTCTCTCGATTTTTAAACGAGAAGAACAAGGTTAACCCTAAACATGAGAGAGTTTGGCGTATTGGTCAATGGGGAACGACAGGATTTCTATGGTATACATGGCTGAGTCATGACTTAGCTAATATCGCAGTGTTTCTACCAAGATCTCTACCTTTGGGTATGCTGTTTGATATGTTGGTATTGTTAGTATTGATTTTAGCCTTGATCTTTTGGGAACGAGGTGGTAAGATACAGCAGATCGTTATTGAGAAAACATCTACAGAATATGTAAGATCAGCAACCATTATCGATGGTGTTTATGCTATCATTCTGCTATACTTTAAACAGATGAATAGTATTCCAATGAGTACAACGTGGGTGTTTGTGGGATTGCTATGCGGTAGAGAATTAGCGATTGCTACAACTCTTGACAAGAAAATCAAAAGAGTCTGGCCTATTGTTATGAAGGACTTCTTCAAGATTATGTTAGGCTTGGCGGTTTCTGTTGTTATTGTATTATGTATTCATAGCATTAGGTAGCCAAGAAACTAACATAAATGAATATCAGTAAAATTCAGCGTCATGATTTATTGATTATAATAATTGATTTAATCGTGATCTTTCTAACCCTTTATATTCCAACCTTTCTCTATGAAAATTTTAGTCGCTTGTGAAATGTCTGGGGTTGTCACACGAGCGTTTCGTGATCGAGGTCATGAAGCTTACTCGTGTGACATCCTCGCAACATTAGGTAATCCAAGCTGGCACATACGGCGTGATGTCAAAGAGGTTCTGGAGGAGAATGATGTATACCTGTGGGACATGCTAATCGGTTTTCCACCTTGTACATATCTTTGTAACAGTGGCGTAAGATGGTTGTACAATAAAGATAAGACCTTGAACGAGCCACGCTGGAAAAATATGCGTGAAGGAGCAGAGTTTTTCCGTTTGCTATTAAATAGCGGAATTCCCAAAATATGTATTGAAAATCCCGTGATGCATGGTTATGCTAAGGATATCGTTGGGGAAACTTTTACTCAGTCTGTACAGCCTTGGCAATTCGGTCATGGCTATTGCAAAAGAACATGTTTATGGCTGAAGGGATTACCCAATCTAAAAGCATCGAACGTTGTGGATGGTAGAGATCAACTAATACACAAAATGCCGCCCTCTAAAGATAGGGCTATTAAACGATCTCTAACTCCAATAGGTTTGGCAGAAGCTATGGCTAATCAGTGGGGTTAATAATAAAGGAGGTGTCAGTTGTAATTTAAGCAGAGTAGTATCTACAGATAGATGTATCTGATTTAATAAATTCATCTAGTAGATTGAGATTCACGGTGTTATCTAGGCAAGATCTAGATTCAACCCATCATCTCAACAAAACTAGGTTCAGACTATCTTTCAGAACATCTTAGGAAAATTTTGTATAGCCAATGTAGGTTATATGTATTTATTTATGTGGAGTTCAAAAATAATTTACTCCACACAGATATAGGAGACAATCTCATGAATAATAATAAGAAGATAGAACACGTAACGTATGGATTAGATTTTGGCAACAATCAAGCTGCTCTACATAGCACCAAGTTAGATCTTGGGTTCACGCTTAAAATCCCAGTGTTGAAACAATTTTTGATGGGTAAGCCTATAATAATTATTAAGCAATATAAAATTGTAAATAATAAAGGCACTAGAGCTGAAATAGAAAATGAAAAATTTAAAATTCCAGGCTCTTCCGTAGTTGAACAAGATGGAAAGTTATCACTTCGTGTTCCTCACTTGCACGCTATTTCAGAAGAAGATAAAAATAAAGATAAATATGTAGATTGCGAGCAGCAAAAAATCCAACTAGCTGCAGGCGATTTGATCATGTCTGAATATGCTCATTTTGTGCCGAGGACTGCTGTTTTTAGTCATCAGAGTAAGGCTCAAATATTTCTAAAGTCAACTTTAGAATCTTTCGTGTATGAATTACGGAATGTAGATGCGAAATTACGCTTATGCTCCGAAAGACAATCTGGTAAGCGTATGGATGTATACAATCGTATAAGGGAAAGAGATAATCTTGTTCCATTAGATGAAAAAGGTAAGAATGAACAGCAAGATGTAGAAGACGCAACATCTATTGCTAAATACTACAATCTTTATCCAGAATTGATAGAGTATCAAAATACTTTAGATAATATTCTACGTGAAAGTAAAAGTGAAATTAGAGCTGAAAAAATGCTAGACACTCAACATATGAAGAAGAAATCTAATGACCCTCTTAATTCACACAGAATGGATAAGCATAAATACCATAAATGTTATGCTATAGATAAACGTGATGAAATGCCTTTTCTGCATGACTCTGGGTATATCTTTTGTAGATTGTTTATTTTTCAACTATATAATCTATTATCTAAAGATGCTAGATCTTTCTTTAAAATGATCAATACTCATGAGAGAGCTGATCATTTACCAGACCCTATAGTTTGGATAGAAAGTTCTCAAAAGAAGAAGTGTACTAATTATCTCAATAGAGAAACTTACCCATTGAATTCTGATGGTGGTTGTATAGGTTTTTATACTCAAACTTGGAACAGTGATAAATCTAAATATGAAATAGAGGAACAAGATCCTGTTGCATTTTGTTCGATTCTATCTCTTTTATTCTCCTGCCCAAGGTTTTCATTTGAAAACCGTATTGTTGAATATAATGAATATGTGAAAACTGCAAATAAGCTTGATAATTCAGAAATATTTGATTTTCTTGGATTAGTTAAGTCTTTGAGGACAGATGATTTCTTCAATCCTGTACCATGGAAGAACATAAAGAGCCAAGTGCTTGGGGCTAATGGCTCTAGGTCCACTCGCAGCGGAGGTTTAATAAGCAGTAATCTTTATCAATTTCTCCTAAACCCCTATTTTCACTCTGAAGGATTGAATTTATTGAGTTCCTCTACAAGAGAAGATCTTAATATTAATAACCCTGTTGATTTTAAGGAACACGCAGAGACTATTCGCCCAAAAGGTAAGAATCCTGATGTGTTTCATAAGCACTATCAAGAGTTTAATAATATTTTCAAACAACTAAGAAATCGTATGTCTAAGTTGTCTAAGGAATTATATAAAGCTTGTTTCACTATCTTGGAAGATAAGGATAATATGAGACTTTTGGAGCAGGCTATCGAGATAGCTGAACATGGACGTGAAAATGAGCAAGTTTCCATTACGTTAGAGAAAATAGACAGTCTCATTAAGAATGATGAGCCACAAATTTCTCTTAAAAAACAAAAGCAGCTTATCTTCGAGAATACTGAAATCTCATAGAATTCAGGCGATCATCCTAACTAGATTGGGATTCAGTGTCTCATTCTGTGGGTATTTTAGAAAGGGTACGGGATTCAGAATGTTATTTTGGCTAGATCAAGATTCATCGCATCATCCCGTACCCTATTTTTATTGAAATTTCAGCAAAACATTGTGTATAATATATAGATAAATCACTTTCAGGTTTCAAAGGAAGAGGATTATTATGGGCAGCAGAGGGAACAAAATATGTGTTAAATGCGGTGGCGGCAACGGATGCCGTGCATTTAATTGCAAGCATTGTGATCACCCATTTAAAATGAAGAAACTCCGTAAAAGTCCTAGATTACAGAAAAATTTTGACTGGACACAGTTAAACAGAGGTGATACAATTCGTGTCATAGGTGGATCTGGTCCATACTATAAACACAAAAATGGTGACAAAGAGTACTTGACAGAGCGAGGTATCTATTATATCGTAGAAGTATGTGATGAAGGACTTTCTGTTCAATCGCACAAAGGTGGAGGCAGGGAGTTTCTGTATATGGGAAAACTATGTAAATCTCAATGGTGTACGAATCTGTATCGTTCACCTCACAAATTGTTGCTCAAGACCAAAACTTGAAAGTTGATCAAATGAAGACTGAAGAACAGAAGACTCTTGAAGATATTGCTCGTGCATTTCAATGTGCAGATGTTAATGATCTTAATGATGTCGAAACGGATATCGTTATGATTCTGACGGAGGCTGGATATATCGGTATGGATAAAGTATACACGGAAGATGGTGACTATATGTATAGTGAATTATATGCAACTCTCGACGAATAGGAGATAAAAATGCCACAACCTAAACGACCAAAGGAAACAGAAAAGGAATATATTTCTAGATGTATGTCTGATAGCGAAATGAATTCGGAGTATCCTGATAGTGACCAGAGATACGCCGTATGTAAAACTAAAGCTTCTGAAACCATCTTTCACAAAGCTTTAAAAGCTATGGAAGATAGTCTTGGATCATCTGAAGAAGAGATAACCGAAGATAACTTCTACGTACCTACTGAGTCTGAGTATGAAGACTTTGGAGAAGTAGAAGAAGAATGGGATATAGCAGCCGAAAGACCTGGTCTGTGGGAAAATATAAGAAGAAAAAAGGAAAGGGAGGGTAAGGATTATAAACCTGCCAAACCTGGAGATCCTGATAGACCTGACCCGGATTCTTGGAAGAAGGCTCAAGATAAGAAAAGCAAATCAGACTATAAGAAAGATAAATATAAAAAGACCAAGTCTGATGATGCAGGGTCTATGGAAGATTATGCGTTTCAATCTAAAGAAGACGCTGAAAAAATGGCTAAGAAAATTGGATTATCTGGTGTTCACTCGCACGAAGGCAAGGACGGTAAAACAATATGGATGCCGGGTAAGAACATGGAAGAATTTCAAAACTGGTACAACAGTAAAGCTTCTTACGCACATAAAGCTGGTCCGATGGAAGATTATATCTTTGTGTCTAAAGATGAAGCTATGAAAATGGCAGAAAAATTAGGGATGGATGGTGTTCATACAAGCACCACTAAAGACGGTACAACTCTGTACATTCCCGGAAAGACAGAAGAAGAATTTTTTAAATGGTATAAAGATCATGACGGAGTCGATGCTTCTGCATCATATAAATATGAAGATCCTAAAACGGGAGAGGTATTTACATACAAGCGAAGAGGCATTTACAAAAAAAATGGAAGAACTCTCGTTTTAGTTAGAGCAGCTAAGTATCAAGGCAGAACAGTTAAACTAAACAAACCTTTCAGGACTCCCGATGGGCCTAAAAAGTTTTCAGTATACGTTAAGAATGAGAAGGGCAATGTTGTCAAGGTGAACTTTGGTGACCCTAATATGGAGATTAAGAAGGATGACCCTGCACGACGAAAAAGCTTCAGAGCAAGGCATAAATGTGATACTCCGGGTCCGAAGTGGAAAGCTCGATATTGGTCATGCAAAAATTGGTAGCATTAAAGGGGGCTTTATATGAATAATGCAGAGATTAAACACAAAGTAGATGAAGTCATCACTGAGCTTGAATCTAAAGGTGTAAAATACCAAGATCATCAAGATGGCGACAAGGTAGGTCTTGGTGATCTTGTAGAGTCTGCATTAACAAGTGTGGGCATAACCGAAGACAGATTTAAAGAGTTGTTTAATTTAAGTGAATGTAACTGTTCTAAAAGAAAGAAATGGCTAAATAATTTATTATCTTGGCATAAGAATGATAAATAATCGGCTACATTTTTATGAAACTTCTCTTTACAATCATAGTACTAATGTCTATCATAGCATGGTGCCAATCAAGGCAACGATCAGAAGAAGAGCAATCAAAGAAAAAGATAATTCCGGAAACTGATGTAGAACGATGGCGAAAAGAAATGGTTAAACATTGGAGATGAATAAAGGCGTGTATGCTGTGAAACAAATAAAAGATGTATTACTAGCAGTAACAATGATGCCTTTTATCGTCATTTCGTCTTTGTTGTGTGTCGTGTTGGTTGTAATACAAGAGCTTATGTATATGATAAGCAATTGGGATTTCAGGGTAATAAATCCTTTTTCAAACCAATGGAAGGAGGCATCGTTTGGTGCCGGATGCCTTAAGCAGACAGTACTTAATTTTATTAGGTTTAATGTCACCTTGCTTAAATTACCTAAAGGTTGTTATGTTGATCCTCACTTCGATCAACCCTATCGTTCCAATCGTTATTTTCTGAATAGCAAGTATCGGTGCATAAAAATTTATTTCACCATAACTAACTCTGAAGGTGGAGACTTTATATGTAAGAACGCATATGTAAACAATAGTTTTGTGTGTATATATGAACCTGATATGCACCGTCATTCATTCACTACGGTAACTAGAGGAACTAAAAGAATTTTATCATTAACTGTTTTATTTTAGATAATGGTTTTTGTGGTAAATGCTTGAAGGTAGATAATGAATTATTGGTGGGGTAGACAACTAATAGCTAAGAAGAACACTTGGTTTAAGTATGGAACAGTAGTATCTATTATTAGTGACTACGATGACCTCCATGGTTTATTTCATGGGACTCGTATTTGCCAAGATGCAGAATTAGAAAAACATAATGTTGGCGAAGTATATCACAGCAGACATGTTTGTAAATTTGAAGACTTCTATAACATTGGTTTGTATCAGGGTATTGGTCAGTTTCTTGATTCAGTTGAAGATTAGTTAAAGAAAGTTCGTAATGATTATTGAGAAATCCGTACCGGATGTTGACATCTCACCACTTGAAAATATTTCTGAGTCTACCAATGTAGATGTTGATAAATTGATAGAAGAATTTGCTAATGCGAAAATAATGAAATTATATGGACAAGTACCTCTTGACAGTAAGTTCAAGATTCAACATAATAATGTTTTTGGTAAATGTTACCGTGTAAACATATGGTCCGAGACTTTGAAGTCAGGCAGAGTAGTGCCGACTTTCAGCATTGTCGATAGTTTTCTTCTTGAGCTGCGAAATGCAAAAATAGTTGACATAACAATCTGACTTTGAGTTACGGCCTGTTAGTGTAAAAGATCGCACACAAGTCTTCTAAACTTGTAGAGGAGGAGCGTTACCTCCACGGGCTACTTCGTTTGACTCTACTGGTATAGCATTACAGGATATTGCGGTAGCAAGTTGGATATATAGAAAGAATAGAAATGAAAATTGAGAATGAAACAGATCTAGAAGTCACCGAAGAACCAGATAATGAATATGGTGATTATCCCGAGTCCTCATTATGGTGGGATGAAGATTATGATCGACCGGACTACTATTCATATATTCCATATAATGTTGATCATGATTTCGATTGGGATGATAATGAAGGAGATGCATGATGAGCGATGAAAATTCAATTGAAAAATGTGTTTATCATTACAAGGCAGAAGTATTGTCTATATATGATGCTGACACTATAACTGTTAGAATTGATTTAGGATTCACAAATACTACTGACAAAGTCTTAAGACTAGCAAGAATTAACGCCTGGGAACTTAGGTTAGAAGAGAGAGAAGACGGGTTAAAAGCTAGAGATTGGTTAAGATCCGTGATTCCACCGGGAACTAACATAACTGTAAAAACAGTTAAAGATAAAACGGGTAAGTATGGCAGATACCTTGCCGATATTTATACTCAGGACGAAAAGCTAGGTCAATTCATCAATCTGAACGATGAGTTAGTAGCCAGAGGACATGCTGTTTACAAAGAATATTAAAGAGTAACCAACTGTAACATCTTAACTACACAGATCAGCTTGTGGCTAAAATGAAAATCATAAAAATCACATGTTGGAATTGCTCCAATGTTTATGAAATTCAAGTCGAACCATTGGATTATGAAGAATGGCAAAACGGAATGTTGATTCAGGAAGCGTTGCCTTATTTATCTTCTGATCATTGTGAGTTGTTAATTTCTGCAACTTGCGGAGAATGTTGGGATGAGTTATTTGATGAGGACGATGAAGAAGAATGAAACTTTGGCGTTTATGGTGTAAGGCATTAGGGGAAAAGGCTAGTAATGACAATGCTGAAAGCGACAGTATTGCGTTTATCAGAAGTTTAATTATACTACAGGCAGTAATCACTAATCTATTTATTTGTTTTAATATCGTATATAGGCTGTACCGTAATGGATAAACGATATGACAATAGGACGAAATCCCAATTTAAGAAAGATATTAAGTTTGGGACCATGATGGAGACTTATGTCTTCAATAAATGGGTCGAGCTTTGTTCTACACGAGATGATATAGTAATATCCAACTACGGTGATAATGGTGTTGGGAATGATGGTGAATATGTAAAAACGGGAACAAATACATCGGGTGCTGATTATATTGCTGATCTCAATTATCAAGGCACTCAGTACGATAATCTACCCATTGAAGTTAAGTGGGTTCCAACGGCAGGAAAATTTACACTTAAGGTAAACGATCTCAAGGCATATATTAAAGAAGATGCTGCAATTTTGTTTGTTTACAACTCAAAATCTCCTACTCTTAAAAGACCCAAAGATTATAATTTCGAAAAATATATCAAAAGAGTTGAATCGTATGCCAATCAGTTAAAATGGTGTATAATGCTTCCAGACGTTATTGAAGTTTTCCTTGATTTTCATAAACATCAAGATAAAATAGAAAAAATCCCTTATATGGGCTTTAAACCGGGTATTATATTACAGGAGAAGAATTTTCGTAATTGGTTAGAAATAAAAAACTGGATAGATTAGGACAAAATAATGTATAACGAAGAAAGAATACGTATAGTAAATGCATTACTTTCGTATGTAGATCATGAGAAACTTATGGGCTGGATGAAGAGACCTAAGAGTGAGTGGGGCTACATGACTCCAAGTTCTTTAATAAAAATCGGCAAAACTGACCAAATATGGCGTTTTATAGGCGAACTTCGTAATGGCTACCCCTTTTAATATAGCATTAGTGGTAATTTTTTTACTTGTAAGTTCAAAAAATATTAGGTATTGGTGTTTTATTATTATGGTTTGTACCGTCCTGACGGTTTTCTATCTACTGATCGGTCTACCTTTAGTTTTCATCACTGGAAAAACAAAATTTAATAGGTATAAATTATGAATTTCTATGTATTAGAGTGTATAATATCAAAGGATGTTAATAGTGTTATTGTTGAGACTGTAGGGATATATTCTTCAGAGCACTTAGCAGAACATTATAAGGAAATGTGTCTTAGAGACTTGACTACAGACGAAAAAAAGTGGATGATATTTGAACATAGGAAAATAGCTGTTGACAGGGCACCGGGATTTCTTGATCTACCTAACTTTTCTGTCTCTGATATGAATATTAAGGATGAAGTAGATCGTATTTTAATTGACATGGTTAAAAATGGATACCTCGAACAATTGATAGGGCAAGATGGTAAATTTTATTTTGAATTGACTGACAAAGGTAAGCAACAATGGCCTAAGTGAGAGTATTATGATCAACAGAAGAAAATTATTAAAGGGTGGGGCAGCTTCATTATTTTTGCCCATGCGTTCATATGCCTCTGAAGTAGCTGAAGCTTCTGATAAGTCTCTTATTATTGTATTTCTTAAGGGTGGTCCAAGTAGTATCGATATGTT